GCGGCGGAGTAGGAGGTCGGGCGGACCAGCAGCGGGGTGATGAACTGGCGCATCCCGCGCTCGTCCAGGCCGTAGCCCATCGCAGCGCGCCGCCAGGCCAGGTCGGCGTTCCAGCCCGCGTTGACCTGGGCCTTGAAGCCCGACAGCAGCGCGTCGGCGCTGGTCTCGTGCGCGTACTCGCCCAGGGACTCGGCGTAGGCGTCCGCGATCGCCTCCAGGTCCGCGCTCTCCATCCCGGTGGTCCGGCCCAGCTCGATGGCGTAGCGCAGCGCGGGCACGGCGACCTGGAGCCAGGTCGGGGCCACCTTGCGCCAGACCCGCTCCAGCAGCGCCCGGGCCGCGCCCTCGGTGGCCGGGGCGGGCTCGGTGCGCAGCGCAGCCGCCATCAGGGCGAACGTGGTCAGCAGACCGGCGGCCACCACCACGCCCACCCGGTCGTGGGCCGCCTCGGGGTCCTCGTACGCCTGGACCCCGGCGTTCAGGTAGGCCTGGGCCGGGTCCACCGCGAGGTCGGGGCCGATCGTCACGGCACCAGCCCGAGCTTGCGCAGCATCTCCTGCATGGACGGGTCGGTGATCTCACCCTTGAGCTGGGGCGTCGCTCCGCCCGCCTCCACCGCGGCCACCTGGGCGGCCGCCTGCTGCGGGCTGACGGTCACGATCCGGGTCACTTCGGGCTCGACCACCTGGCCCTGAATTGCCTCGACCTGGGCCTTGCCGTCGCGGGCGCTCTTGGCGTGCTCCAGCGCCGTCATCGCCTTGTCGATGCCGCGCAGGTCCTCGGCGATCAGGTCACGGTCGGCCACACGGGGCGCGGTCATCCCGAGCCGCGCCGCCGGGGTCGCCGCGTTGTAGCGGTGCTCCATCGCCGCCCAGGCACCGAGCTGGTCCATCCGCTGCTTGCGCAGCGTCACCAGGCCGGAGGCCAGCGCATTGATGTCGTCGGCCTCCAGGCTGTTGCGGCGCAGCACCTGGCGGATGTCGGGGTCGGTGTCCAGCAGGCCCATGAAGTGCCGCTCGGGGTCGTCCCCACCCGCATCGGCAGCGAAGTCCGGACCGAAGTCGAACGTCGTGGCTCCACCGAGGACCGCCTCGATCGACCAGGGCGGGGACTTCTTGGCCTGCGCGCCGAGCGCCGGACCGAAGTCCACCCCGTCGAACACCTTGTGGTCCTGGGCCTTGCGCATCTCGGCCTTGGCCCTCTGCTTGAAGGCGGGGTCGCTGGCCCACTTCTGCTCGAAGTCCGGGTCGCGCAGCGCCGGGAACTGGTCGGCGAGGAAGTCCTCGGGCAGCGGGCCGCCCCGGTGGTTGGCCAGCGGCCAGTCGGCGATGCTCACGGCGTCCGGACCGATCTTGGTGGCGCGGCGGACCTGCTCCGCGACCTCGAATGCGGCCTTGCGCTCGGCGACCAGGCCCTGGAGGTCGGGCGCCTTCTGCTCGGCACGCTCCTCGGCCTTGGGCGCCACGGCGGGGACGGGCGATCCGCCGTCGTCGTCGGGGTCCTTGGGCTTCTTGGGACCGAGAGTGGGGCGCAGCCCGCCACGGGCCACCCGACCCCGGTCCTTGCCCCCGGCCAGCGTCCGCGAGGAGTACCGCGAGATGTAGTAGGGGAACTGCTCCTGGAGCGCCTTGCCCGCGTAGTCGTAGCCCTCGCCGTTGAGCTTGAGCGGTGCGGTCGCCTTGCGGGCCTCGTTGAGCCGGATCGCCTTGACCCGCTCGACGCGCTGCCCGACGCCCATCGTCTCGACGGCGGCCTCGGTGGTGCCCCACTTCTGCGCGGCCACCTGGCTGGCCATCTCCTCGAGCTCGGTGCCCAGGTAGCGGCCGCGGATCGCCGCGATCTCGTGCTCCTGCACCTCGGTGAGGTCCTTGGCGTCGTAGCCGTGCTCGGCGGCCCAGTCCCGGGCGGCGTCGTCGGCCACCTCGGCGGTGATCGCCTCGGACTGGGCGCGGGACAGCCGGGGGTTGAGCTCGGCGCGCTGGATCTCGTTCTTCACCATCGTCTTGTACTCGGCGGGCCGCTCGACCGGGTCGTAGCGGCGGGCGGCGTCCTGCTCGATCTCGGCGCGCAGGCTCGGGTCGATGCCGCGCAGCACCACGTTGCCGCTCTGCACCGCGTCGAGCAGGAAGCCGTAACGGCTCACCATCCGGGCGGCCTTGTCGTTGAGCCGACGCCCGCCGCGGAAGGTGTCGTCGAACTCCAGGGTGAAGACTCCGGAGTTGGACACGACGGTGACGCTGCGCGCGCCCGAGACCAGGCCGGTGTAGACGTCCTCGGTGGTCAGGCCGCCGTAGGCGCGGGTGCGGACGTACTCGCCGCCCTTGAGCGCCTTGAGGTTCTTGAGGTTGAACGGCAGGTACCAGTCCTCGCCGTAGCCGACCGCCTCGTGCGCGACCCGGCCGTGCCGGTCGATGATGACGCCCTGGCTGGGCGGCAGCGTGCCGCCCGCCTGCTGGAGCTGGTAGAGGTCGGGGTTGGGCAGCCGCTCCTGGAAGTAGCGGATGAGCGGGCTCTCCACGAACTCGCTCTGCGAGGTCATCCCCGGCCGCTTGCCCGGGACGGTGCGGGTGTGGCCGTAGACCACGGCCTCGCGCGCCCGGGTGTTGATCTCGGCCTGGCCCATCCCGTCCTTGGCCTGGTTCTTGCTCGCGCGCACGGCAGCGTCCACGGTGGCCTGGAGGCGGGGGTCGGGCTTCTTCTCCACCCCGCGGTAGCGGTAGGAGGCGCGCTGGGTCGGCGGGCCGAGCACCGCCTGGGCCTCGGGACCGTGGGTGCCGACCCAGGTCGCGGTGGCGGCGGCGAGCTTCATCTTGGCCGGGGCGTGCTCGCCCATCACCAGGGTCGCCAGCTCCCCCGCCGAGCGCAGCCGGTGGTAGACCTTGTCCGAGCGCGACTTGCTCTCGCCCTCGAGCTGGCCGTTGACGATCTGGCGCAGCGGCTTCTCGTCCATCTTGGAGTCGAGCCGCTGGAAGCCCTGGCCGATCTGGGCCGACGCGGTGGGGTTGCCCATCGCCGTCATCAGGTCGTAGGCGGCCCCGCCCGCGGACAGGTTGGGCTTGGAGGTCAGGCCGAGCTCGATGAGCCGGTCGCCCTTGCGGAAGGCGTCCTCCTGGACGATGTTGTTCGGGTCCAGGCCCACGCCGGACTTGATGTAGGTGCGGCCCTGGGGGTCGCGGTAGGCCGCGGTCCAGAAGGCGTCGGCGGCGTCCATGCCGGACTCGATCGCGGCGTCCACCTCGTCGGCGACCTGCTCGTAGGCGGCCTTGTAGTGGTGGGCCTGGGAGGCCTTGAGGGTGCCGTTGTAGGTCTTGCGCTCGGGCTTGGCGCTGGACTGGGTGTAGCGGATCGGCTTCTTGCGGCGGCTCTCCTGCGCGGCGAAGCGGCCGTGCTGGTCGCGGTCGTAGCGGTCCCCGCCCAGCGCCTTGGAGATCGCCCGCATCTGCGGCTCCAGGGCCAGGTCGAGCGCCTTCTGGATCACCTCGTGGTGGTCGAAGATCGTGTTCTGGACGTCCTCGTGCAGCGCGAAGGGCAGCACCGCGAGGGCCTCGTCGTAGTTGTCCATCACCCAGGCGTAGGCCTTGTCCGCCTCGGCCTGGTTGAACCCGGCGCCCTTGCTGATCGGCTGGAGCTTCACTTCTTGCCACCCTTCGGAGCGGGCTTGGCCGCGGGCTTCTTGGCCGCCGCCTGCTGCTTGGCGCGCTGGGCGCTCTGCGCCATCCGGAACTTCTGGTTCTGGTCGGCGTGCTGGCTCTTCTGCTTGAAGGCCGCATCGGCGTGCGCCATCTTCTGCTTGGCCGCGGCCAGGCCCATCTGGTGCTTCTCGTCGGCCTGGGCGAGCGCCTGCTGGCCCTGGGCCTGCTGGAGCGCGTCGGGACCCTGCTCGAGCTGCTGGCGCTGGGCCTGGTTGGCCAGCGCGCCCTGCTCCATCTGCTGGGAGGCACCCACCGCCTGGGACTGGAGGGTGATCATCTCCATCCGCTGCTGGGCCAGCCGCTGGACGAAGGACTGCCGCTCCATGATCTCGGCGACCTCGATCTGGTCCTCGTCCATCTCGGGCAGCCGGGCGGCCTGGCGCAGGAACTTCTCCAGCGTCGGGTCGGGGAACCACTGCACGCCCGCGTTCTGCATCGCGGTCATGAACTGGCCGAGCTGGGCCAGGTCGGGCGGGTCGACGTCGGCCGGGACGATCTTGGGCAGGTCGTCGAGCTTCCAGTCGTTGAGCTCGAACAGCCGCGGCACGGCGTAGCGGTTGAGCACGTCCGCGATGGACTGCGCGATGGAGTTGATCGCGGAGCGGAACAGGCCGGACTTGTCGGTGTGCAGCGCGTAGGAGCCGACGTTCTCGTGCCCGACCAGGATGAAGTCGGCCAGCACCGTCATCAGGATGCGCTGCTCGTAGCGCTGGATGATGCCGTTGGTGTCGAACTGCCGGGAGCCGCCCGAGGTCATCAGCGAGAAGTCGTAGAGGTCCTGCTTGGTCTCGGGGTCCACCTCGCGCGGGAAGACCACGCCGTCCTGGGCGTCGCGGCGCACCGCGCGCACCAGCTTCCGCATGCCCTGCATCGCCTGGTAGTCGGTGGTCCCGGTCTTGGCGGTGAGCAGCCGCATCGGCACCCGGGCGATCGGCATGCCCGCCAGGTCGCGCTCGGCGCCGATGCCCTCGATCTCCTCGATGCGCTTCTTGTAGAACCAGGGCCGGTAGGCGTTGCGCAGCAGGCTGCGGCCCTCGGGGTTGCCCTTGATCGAGTTGACCCGGAACAGCAGCGACTTGTCGATCGGGATCGGCACCGTCTGGTAGGTCGGCGGGCTGATCTGGATCATGCCCTGGATGCCGCCGCGCTCGTCGAAGACCCAGCGCAGCAGCGTCTCCTGCGCGCGGATCGGGATCTTGCGCCAGCCGATCTTGCCGTCGGTGTACTTGGAGCGCTGGGAGGGGTCCTTCTCCCACGGGCCGACCCGGCGCTTGTAGCAGATCTCGTGCCAGGACCAGCCGTAGGGCAGCATGGTCAGCACCTCGGAGATGAAGTCGTCCCAGGTGTGGGACATGTCGTCCTTGCACTCCTCGAGGAACTTCGCCGCCGCCTCGGCCTCCGGCCCGTCGCCGGGCTCGACCCGCCAGTCCAGGTTGCGCAGCAGCCGGTCGATCGCGAACAGCAGCGCGCCCACCACCGGCTCGTTGTCGGCCATCTCGCGGTAGACCTGGACGGCCTTGCGCCCGCGGAGCTGGGGCAGGAACTCCTCGTCCACGTAGCCCGCGGCACGGCGCAGACCCGTCAGACCCGCCTCGGAGAAGGGCGGGTAGGTCGGGATCTCGTCGCCGGGGAGCGGCGTGTCGATCCCGTTCAGGTCCTGGGGCTCCATGCGTCCATCCTCCCGGAGTTGTCCATCTAGGCCAGGAAGGACACCATGCCCTCATCCTCGGCGTCGGTGATCCAGACCGCGCCGTCGCGGGGCGGGGAGACGCCGGTCTCGGCATCCACGTCGCGCCGCGGGTTGATGAACATCTGGTCGTCCTTGGTCAGCTCCTCGGGGTCCTTCTCCATGAGGGCAGTTTCGATCTCAATGCCCCCGCGCAGCTTCTGCCCCGCGCGCCAGGCCAGCGCCAGCGCGCACACCTCGTCGGGCAGGTGGTACTGCTGGCCGGTCTGGTAGAGGTCGCCGACCTGGGCGTACTTGTGCGCGAGGTAGGCGGTAGGGATCTTGGGGAAGGAGAACCGGTCGCGCTCGACGGCGTTGACGTACTCGGTGAGCATGTTGGCCCGCTGCGCGCCGGTCATCAGGAAGCCCCGGGCCCGCACGTCGAGGTAGTCGTTGACCGCGTTGCCCACGCCCGTGCCGTCGTGGATGGCGGCCGCCGGGTTGTAGGTCTGGATGGCCCGGTTGTAGAGCCCGATCATGTACGGGTACGGGCGGCGGTTGACCCGCACCCAGTGCACCAGCTCGATCGGCTCGCGGTCGATGCGGACCACCGCGATGACGGTGTAGTCCTGCTCCTTGGCCCAGTCAGCCGCCACCACGTAGACGCCCTCGCGCTGGGGCCGGGCCCAGGTGAACAGCTCGAAGTCCTTGCTCTCCTGGCAGTCCAGCAGCTCCTCCTTGACGAAGGGCTTGGCGAAGGTCCGCTCGACGGCCTCGGAGTCGAAGGCGCGGTTGCCGATCGAGGGCTCGCCGAGCTCGTACTCGACGCGCCACATCTCCGCCGGGATCTCGCGCTTCTTGGCCTCGATGGTCTCCTGGGAGAGCCAGCCGTCGACCTCGTTGGCGCTCTCCCGGTAGCACCAGGCCTTCATCGGCATGCCCCGCTCCTCGAAGCGGCGCTTGATCGTGGTGAAGGTGCCCTCGGGGTTCTGCCAGGTCGAGCACATCACGGTGTAGGGCTGGACCACCCGGCCCAGCCAGTTCTTCTGCGGCAGCGGCTGGCCCAGGGCCGCGTCGAGGATCGCGAGCTCCATCTCGTCGATCTCGTCCAGCAGCAGGGTCGGCGGGTGCGGGCCGCGGACGGTCTTCTGGCTCGCCGTGAGCGGGCGGATCTTGGCCTTGTTGGCGAAGGTGATGCGCTCGATGCCCTCGTGCACGATCGAGTCGCGCGGGGCGTCCTCGTAGTCCAGCGCGGCGCGCATCGCCTCGTGGACGTTGGTGGACTGCGCCATCGAGCCGCCCAGCAGGTTCACGTCCGCGCCGTTGAACAGCGCGTCGGTGAGCCCGAGCACCGAGAGGGTGTAGGACTTGCCGCTCAGACCTCGAGACCCGTGCCAGAAGGCGATCGACCCGTCCCGGCGGAAGAAGGCGTCGGCGAAGGCGTCGAAGGGCGCGACGTGGTCGGGGCAGACCCGGGTGCGCGGGATGGTGACGCCCCACAGCGCCCGGACTGCCCAGTAGAGCTCGTCGTCGGTCTCGGGCGCCCGGGGAAGGACGAACTTGGTCGCCATGCCAGCCTCACAGGTAGTGCCGGACGGTGGTGATCCTCACCGGGTCGTAGGCCTCGTAGTAGGTGATCTCGAGCAGGACGGCCCCGGTGTCGGTGCCGGTGGCCCGCCAGTACGCCAGGTCCGAGGGGTCGGGCAGCAGCCCGGGTGCGAGGTCGTAGAACTGCCGATAGACGTCGCGCGCCAGGCTGACCATCACGGTCCCTGCCTCGCCCCGCGCTCCTGGCGGTCCTGGCTTCCCTCGATGCGCGCCATCCGGTCGGAGAGGCCGTCCACCTTGGTGTCCAGCTCCTTGACGGTGGCCTCGGTCCGGTTGGCCGTGTCGCGCAGACTGGACCCCCGATTGGGCTGGACCTGGTACTCGATCTTCATCACCTGGGTCTTGAGCGTCCCGAGGGACGCGGTGTGCTCGGCCTGGACCTTGGCCAGCGCATCGGCCTTGGTCACCAGGACGTCGACCTTGTCCTCGGTGGGCTGCATCGCGTTGCGGACCGCGCTGATGAAGGTCCGGCGGAACAGAGCCCAGACCGCGGCGATCAGGAGGACGTCCCCCATGATGACCCAGGCGATGAAGTGCTCGTCGAAGATGTCGACGGCGAGCGTGAGCATGTGCTCCCCCGTTCAGGCGTGTCCGGTGATGGTCTTCCAGGTCAGCGGGCCCACCCAGCCGTCGGCAGTGCCGAGCTTGCGGTTGCGGCGCTGGACGTCCACCACCGCGGCCTTGGTCTGGGGGCCGAACACCCCGTCCACCGGCAGGTGGTAGTGCAGCGCGACCAGGTGCTTCTGGAGCTCGGTGACGTAGGCGCCCTTGGCCCCCGGGCCGAACCGGCCGGGGAACACGACGGTGTGCTTCGGGGGCACCTTGGCGGGCACCTTGACCGGCTTCTTGGGGCCGTTGATCGTCAGGCCGAGCCGAGCGATGACGTCCTTGACGTCGGTGGTGGTGACCGGCGATCCGACGCCGGGCTCCCAGGCCTGGCCGATCTCCCAGTGCATCTCGTCGCAGGCCTTGCCGACCTTCCAGTCCCCGCCCCAGCCCAGGATGCGCTTGCCCCGCGAGGTCCGGTAGTGGTCGAGGATGGCGTGCGCGGCCACGATCTGCTTGGCCGTGGCGTAGCGCCGGTGGTCGGCCTTGAAGTGGTCGTAGCGGACGTCTACCGCGGCGGCCGCGGCGTGGTTGCTCAGGCGCGAGCCCGAGGCCAGCCGGGGCGGGCGGTAGGCCCAGCAGTCCGGTCCGTAGCCGCCGTCGATGGGGATGATGTGGGCGTCGATGTCCATGAGGACGCAGACCCACAGCGGGGCCAGGAACTTGGTCGTGACGATCTTCGACCTCGTCCCGGGGATGGGCACGGTGGTGAGCGCGGGGTTGTCCCTGGTGGGGATCGCGGACCACCCGGAGAGGGTGAGGGCCATCACTCGCCTCCGGCGTCCGGAGGCACGTCCACGCCGTCGGCCGGGATATCCACAGGGTTGTCCACCGCTGTGGACGGGTCCTCGTGCGGCTCCTGGTCGACCGCAGGATCGGTCTCGTAGCCGGTGGAGGAGATGGTGGCGCCGTCGGGCTTGCCCACGCCGCCGGGGTACTTGGCCGCGATGGAGCCGTCCGAGCCGGTGACCGTCAGGGGCTTCCAGATGCTGTAGTGGGACAGCACCGAGGTGAAGAAGACAGTGCCGATCGAGATGAGAGCGATCTTCCAGTCGAAGTCGCTCCACGACTGCGTCCCCGAGACGAACGGGGTGATGAAGCCGACGACGGCTGCGAGCAGCGCGGTCATCAGCACCTTCACCTGCGGGGGCGCCTGCACATTGGTGACGAGCTGCTGCACCAGCGGGATGATCAGCGCGAGCACGCCGTTCAGCACCGCGAGGAGCTGGAGGTTGTCAGCGTTCATGCCTCCATCCTCGGCCGCCCGTCCAGGCTCATGCGTCCTCTGGGTGGGCGAGGTCGTACAGATCCCGGACGTCGCGCGGCAGGCTCCCGGCGATGGGCACCCGGATGCCCAGCGAGGCGGCCCAGTAGCGCATCCGCCCCTCCTTGGTCAGCGTGTGCTCGGGGTGGCGCTCCAGGACGTTCTCCACCGTGGTGTGGGTCTGCACCCCGAGAGAGGTGCGGGTGGCGTCGGCGATGTCGTAGAGCTCGAGCAGCCGCTCGCGGGTGCGGGCCGGGCTGGGGATGCCCTCCTCCAGCAGGCCGCCGATGCCCGAGGCCATCAGCTCCATGGTCAGCCGGAGCCGCGCCACGTCGGTGGCGAGCTGCTCGAGCAGGGCGACCGGGACGACAGCCGTGCTCCTGCGGCGCGAGACCCCCATGGCGGCCCTAGAAGGTGACCACGATCGAGTTGGCCCCGATCCGCAGCTCGGCGCTGGCCAGCACCGGGATGGGTGCCGGGAGCGCCTTGGCGATGAGCATGTGCCCGCCGGTGAGGGCGTCCATCACCCCGATGTGGCTGACCGTGCAGGCCGGGAGGTTGAGGAAGCGCAGCGCCCCCAGCCCCGAGCTCTTGGACCCCGGCGCGCTCCAGGAGCACAGCAGCCGGGCGTAGGAACCGCCCACGACCTCGTTGGCCGTGCTGCCCAGCGCGGTGGGGTCCGCGGTGAACAGCGCCAGGTAGGAGGGGTTGTCGATGAGGTAGCGCTGGAGGATCGCGCCGCCCAGGTAGTTGGTGACGATCGAGCCCACGTCGTCCACTCCTGTCACGTCGGTGGCCGGGATCACCGGCTGGATGCGGACCAGGCAGTCGGTCCCGGTGTCGAGGTCGTTCTCGGTCCAGGCCAGCACGCCGCGGCCGCTGCCCAGGATCGCCGCGGTGAGGTTGCCGTAGTTGCGCTGGGTGCCGTCCACCGCCAGGCCCGCCGTGGCGGCCGTGCCCGGGGCCACGATGACCGTGGCCAGGTCGCCCGGGGCGATGGTGGTGACCGTGGTGGTCGTGGTCGGGGTCTCGACGGTGGGCGTCGTGGTGGAGGCCGGGGGAGCCACCGTGCCGCGCGAGGTCGAGGTCCCGTAGTACTGGAGGTCCTGGACCGCCGGGTTGGAGACCACCGTGATGGGGGAGACCACGCTGGCGATCGTCGTCCCGCCCCGGACGATCTCCGCCGAGATGGTGCCAGTGCCCAGCGGCGCGGTGTAGGCGTTGATCCCCGCGGGCGCGGAGAACGAGGTGACCGAGCCGTTGACGTTGATCTTCACAGTGGCCGCGGCGGTGAGGAAGACCAGCGCCTCCACGGTGTTGCGGGCCGATCCGGTGCGCAGCGCCTGGCGCCTGGACTGCCCGCCGGTGAAGGTGTTGATGGTGTAGTCGTGCTTGCGGTGGGTGAGGTAGAGCACGTCCTTGGCGATGGGCGGCTGGGCCCCGGTCTTGAACCACTGGATGTAGTAGCTGGCGATGTCCAGGAAGGTCGAGCCGTGGTTCTGGCTCGGCGCGATCTGAGCACCCTCGGAGTAGTCGTTCCAGGTGGGGATCTGGATCCAGTTGGCCGTGCCCTCGATGGCGATCTGGAAGGTCTTGCGCAGGTTCTCGGTGTTGTTGGCCTCGTCGTAGATGTTCTGGTTGGGCCGCTCGTCCTGCACCGAGACCGGCTGCATCCAGATCTTGCCGTGGCTCTGGACGGTGGTGGCCATCCACTTCTGGGTGCCCGTGCCGGTGCCGGTGGAATTGGACCCGGGGTAGCGGTAGCCCCAGATGCCGTAGCCGCTGGCGACCGAGTCGTACTCGCCCGAGGTGGCGTAGTTGTAGTCGTTGAAGCAGGGCACGAAGTAGACGCTCTGCCCCGTCTGGTCGATGATGCTCTGCCAGGTGGAGGGGCTGAACTTCTCGGCCTTGAACGCGGTGAATACGAAGGCCCCGCCGATCTTGTAGCGCGAGGCGTAGTTCCAGTAGTGGACCAGGGTGTTGGCGATGGCCGAGGTGGAGTCGCCGTTCAGCCCGTTGCAGTCCAGCATCGGGATGCAGTAGAAGCCGCCCACGTCGGCGGCCGCCTGGAAGACCGCGTCCTGGAAGGTGAGGTTGTTCCCGGTCTGGTAGGTCTCGGCGAGGATGTCGCAGACGAAGCCGTCGATCCCCGCCTCCTTGGCCTGGGCCACCTCGATGCGGGCGTTCTGCACCTGCCAGTTGCCCGACTTGGACGGGGTGGGCTCGGGCCGGTCGCGCAGCAGGCCGCCGTAGGAGTCCGCGCCCTTGGGGTCCGGGCCGCTGGAGGAGAACGGGTAGAGGTAGCGCCGGGAGTACCAGTCGACGCTGGAGTCCTTGTTGTCCAGGCTCAGCGGGTAGGGCGGGAAGTAGTGCGCGAAGACGAGCTTGGCCATCAGCTACCTCCCCAGCACCCGGACGTAGTCGACGTCGTAGGTCTGGCTCAGGATGGTCGATCCGTCCGGGTTGCCGCCGTAGGACCCACCGATCTGGAGCTGGACGCGCAGGTGCCAGCTCACCGAGCGGTCGAAGGCCTCGGCCCGCCAGGTGGCGGCACTGGTGGCGTCCCAGTGCAGGACGTCGTCCACGTAGAACTTCAGGCTCCCGGCCTCCTTCTCCACCGCGTAGGTGTGCCACTGGGTGGGGTCGAAGGTCGGGTAGGTCAGGTGGCTGGACTCGACGTGCGGCGTGCCGGTGTAGTCCCGCCAGATGGTCATGTGCAGGTCGTTGGGCGCGGGCCAGCCCTCGAAGACGTCGATCTCGCCCAGCCCGCTGTCCTCGGGGCGCAGCCAGAACGCGGGCCAGAAGCCGTGCGCGGTCGAGCCCCAGGGCATCCGGGCGCGGATCTCGAAGCGCCCGTAGCGGGTGGCGAACTTCCCTGCGGTGGTGAGGTAGGCGCAGGTCCACGGCTTGAGCGCGGGGTCGATGTCGTTGTCGGTGCCCGAGCGGATCGACAGGTAGCCGTTGGCCACCGTGGCGTTGCGGGCGAAGTTGCGCCCGGAGTGGTTGCTCTGCACGTCGGTGCGGACGTTCCACTTGGTGGTGTCCACCGCCGCGCCGTCGAAGTAGTCGCTGAACAGCACCGTGGTCCAGCCCGCGGGCAGTGCGCCGGGCGCGGGGCTCTCCGGGGTGGGGCCGGGAGCACCGGGGTCCACCGGCTGAGGGACGGGCACCACCACGGTGGACTCGGTGGAGGACACCCCGTCGAGCATGAAGACGTGCTGGGCGCCCACCAGCGCGCCCTGGCTGGCCTGGCTGTCGCTGCCGGTGGCGGTGAGGATGGTGGTGGCCACGTAGGAGGGGGTCGAGCCCGAGCGCGAGGGGACCAGGTAGGAGTCGGTCGTCCCGGTACGCAGCACGAAGCCCTTGCCCTGCCCGCCGTCCAGGCCGCCCTGCCACACGCTGGTGGAGTCGGTCCCGCTCACCGCGACGTGCCCAGCAGAGGTGACGCTGGATCCTGAGGCGCCGATGAGCTCGATGTCCTTGACCCCGGCCTCGGCGTCGCCCGTCCCCTGGGCCACCGCGAAGTAGGTCGAGTCCAGCCACACCGCATGGCGCACCACGCCCGAGCGCGCGTAGCCGGTGAAGGGGTTGACCGTGCCTCCCGCGCTCAGAGCCGTCCCGCTGATCTGGAGGGTCTGGTAGAAGCCGGTGTTGACGCTGGCCCCGTCGGTGAGGTTGTCGCCCCAGAGCAGGACGTGGGTCGGGCTGGCGGCCAGCACGGCGTACTGGATGGTGTTCCACGGGCTCGCGGTGAAGTTGGCCGCGTCGTAGGTCCACGGCGTCCCGATCACCGGCGTGGAGGGGTTGGACCAGTCCACCAGCCAGACCCGGGTGAACGGGCCGTAGGTGCCGCTCATGACGTGGGGCACGGAGTAGAAGACGGCGAAGACCCCGTTGGACACCGGGCGGAGCCGGAACTGGTGGTCGCCCGAGACCTGGGAGGCCGCGCCGTAGCCCGACCAGGCCAGCGAGCCCACCTTGGAGCCGGTCTCGGTGTAGAGCGAGAGGCGGTGGGTGAAGGCCTTGGCGTCCCAGGTGCACACCACGAAGGTCGAGGTGGCGCAGGCCACGACCGTGTCCACCGGTCGGTCGCAGTAGTGGGCGTCCACGTCGGTGGGGATCGCGTCCCGGTGCACCAGGGGGAGGCCGAGGATCGCGCTCATAGGTACACGTTCCCACCTTGGACCAGCCTGGGCGGGGACTGGCGCTGGAGGCTGGAGGGCGCGTTGCCGATGCCTGTGTGCCCGCCCAGGCGGGCCGTGCCGACCTTGCCCAGGTCGTCGTCGCGCTGGAACAGCCGCAGCGGCGGGGCGACCCCCTCGATGTAGACCGTCAGGCGCAGCGCCCACTGGTAGTAGTACGGTCCGCCCGGGTTGAAGAGCAGCTCGAGCGGCGTGACGCCCAGGCTGGCATCGACGTGCTGGTTGTAGTGGACGTCGACGGACTCGTTGAGCTGCGCCTCGGTGGGCATCACCGTCGGGGTGTTGAGCACCATGTAGTAGCGGTAGGGGTAGTTGGCCCCGCCGACGTTGACCATCTCGTGGAAGTCCGGGTCGCCGGAGTAGGCGATCGCGGAGGTGAAGACCATCGGATCGGGCTGGAAGACAGCATTCAGGTTGTCGAAGAGATGGTTGTAGACAGGCCCGCCGGGGCTGGAGTAGTTCACCACGACCTGGGTGGAGATCAGGCTCATGCCCTCGACCCACGACGTGAAGTTCCCCTCGTCGGTGGTGTAGTGGTTGATGTAGAGGACCTCGATCTTCAGCGCATGTGCGACCTTGCCCGCCCAGTACGGGATCATCGCCGCCTTGAGCCGGAAGTCGGTGATGAAGTTGCCCGCGTCGTCGAAGGCCGTGGTCCCGGCGTCGTAGTCGTTGATGACGACCGGGGTGTAGAGGCCGGGGTTGAACGTCACGTCCCGGGCTCCTGGCGGTAGAACCGGCCGAGGAAGTAGACGTTGTCCGGGTAGTCGGTGTAGACGGCCGCGTAGACGGTGATGGCGCTGACCGGCAGCTTCTGCCCCGGCTTGGCGTTCTTGTTGAAGTTGGGGTTGTTGATGTTGTCGAAGGACCAGGACGCCTCGTCCACCAGCGAGCCGGTCAGCGGGTTGCTCGCGGAGAAGGAGCCGGGGCTGTAGCCCGCGGGCTGGTCGTTGTTGCCCCAGCCGATGATGATGCTGGGGTCGGGCGCGAGGAAGTTGCCCGCGGGCCAGGGCTGCCCGTTGGGCTGGGTGGACTCGAAGGCGCCGGGGAAGAACGGGCTGTGCTGCCCGCCCGACATGGGCATCGCCGAGACGGTGATGTTGGTGTAGTAGAGGCTCAGGTGGAAGCGGGCGGCCAGCGGGGTGCCGTGGATGTCGTAGGCGTGCATCTCCAGCCTGCGTACGGTGCCCTTCTGGCTGGTGAGCACCGGGAAGATCGCCCACCGCCCGTTGGGCTGGGGAGCCTGGCCCTTCACCCGGACGTAGTACTGCGGGTAATGCTTGGGCGGGTAGGCCTTGGTGAGGCTGGCCCACGGGTAGGTGTGGCTCACCGCGTTGTGCCGGAACAGCGCCACGCTGGCCTTGGGCATGAAGCCCGAGCCCGCGGTGTAGTCCCAGGGCGCGATGATGTCCTCGACCAGCACCTGGCGGCGGTTGACCTGGAGCTGCTTGCTCGGGGTGAGCGGGTCGCGGGTGCGGGCGACGACCTCCTCCAGGGTGAGCAGGTCGCGGTACTTGGTGTCCACCTTGCAGGTGACGCTGCCGTCCTCGGGGTTGCACACCACCTCGGCGATGTGGAACGGGATGCCCTGCTCCCCGCTGCCCGCGAAGCCCTTGACCAGGACGGTCATGCCCGCGCTGATCTGCCAGCGGCTCAGGGTGTCGCTCGGGTCGATCTTGATGACCATGGTGCCCACCCAGCCGGGGTCCAGATCGCGGGCGAGCTGCTTGCGGCTGGTGTTGATCGCCGCGCTCTGGTCGAAGCCCGAGCCGAAGCGCTGGTAGGTCTCGTAGACCATCCGGCCCTTGTCGAAGGCCACGTTGTCGGTGGCCGGGTAGACGGTGGGCGACCAGGCCAGCGGGGCGTAGTCGGTGTTGGACCCGTCGTCGCTGATGACCGCGTTGCGCCAGTTCGTGCCGTCCAGGCTCACGCCCTCGCCGTAGTAGACGTTGGCCTTCTGGGTGGAGTCGTGGGTGAGCTGGGGGAACAGCACGCCGACCTGGCCGTACCAGACCGAGAAGTCCGGCACCCGGAAGCGGTCGCGCACCTCGAGCACGGGCTGGCGGGCGGGCTCCTTGCGCACGGTCCACTGGTTGCCCGGGGTGACGCCCGAGTCCTCCTGGGTGAACATCACGGCGAGCAGGGACTGGATGAAGCCGGTCAGGCTGCGGTCCCAGGTGCCGGTGTCGCGGCTGGAGTAGCCGGTGATCTTGGCCCCCACGCTGGCTCCGAGCGGGGTGAACAGGTTGGGCGTGCCCGCGGGCATGGTCTTGTTCCAGCCCGCCGGGAAGCGCACGATCAGCGGCTTGGTGCGCAGGTTGGGACGGCGCTTGGGGTCGAACTCCTTGACCATCATCGACTCGTAGGTCAGCGGCCGCGGCGGGAAGGCGGGCTTGGCCAGGTAGCGGTCGAGCTGGAGCAGCGCGCCCTGGCACTGCACCACCAGGCTGCTGCCGTCCTTGGTCCCCTCCACGTCGTAGGAGGCCACGATGCCCTCCCAGACTGAGACGGGCGTGCCGTAGGCCCGGCTCAGAGCCCCGGTGATGGGGTCCACGATCTCGCTGCCCGCGACCGCAGGCACCCAGTAGATGTCGACGTTGGCCTCGTCGGACAGCCAGGAGCCCACGTCCGGGCCGGACAGGTCGTCGTAGCCGGTGATCTGGGGGAAGGTGAGCTGGCACAGCGAGTCGCCGAACGGGTCGGTGAAGGAGTAGTTGTCGATCCTGGTCGGCATCCCCCGGAAGTCGGTCACGTCGGTGGGCGCTCCCCCGGGCGCGGTCAGCACGATGCGCCACCGGCCCGCGACGGCGGTGGTGTAGTCGAACGACCAGGGCTGGGGCATCCGTCCCTCACATGTGGTACTTGTTGAACTTCCAGGTGGCGGCGAGCTGGTTGAAGGTGGCGTTGAGCGCCACCGTCCCCAGGGCCTGGGTGTAGAAGCGCACCTCGAAGACGGTCATGTGCGCCCCGAGGTTGTCGCTGACGTGGTTCTGGCGGCGGCCCATGAGGAAGTAGCGATGGGTGTGGTTGTCCACCGTCCCGCGCTTGATGTGCCGGTTGCGCAGGTCCCAGGCCCCGATGTAGCTCGCCGAGCCGTTGAAGATCCCGAAGAACATCTTGGGCCGGGGTGCGAAGTCGCTGCGGGCCAGGACGTGGTTGCCGTTCTTGACCGCGTCCTTGCCGGTGTGGGTGGCCAGGATGGCGGTCTTGTACTGGTAGAGCATGAGGCTGCGGTAGGACATGCCCTCGCTGATGGTGTGGTCCAAGCCGTCGGCCAACCCGCCCGGAGTGGGCTTGCCCGCGTCGAGCAGGTAGTGACCGTACGTGCGCGTCGGGTAGTAGTGGATGATCGCGGTGATCACCACGGTGAAGGGCTGGGCCAGGTTGCTCCCGTAGTCCATCCACATGTGCTGGACCTCGGTGGCGTCGAAGTGCACGCCCGCCGAGTAGGTGTGGTACTGGTCGTTGGCCCCGTAGAGCACGGTCTTGATGACCCGCGGGGCGTACTCGGTGGTGGACTTCCACTGCGGCCCGGTCCCGCCGTGCGGCTTCCACAGGCCCAGGTGGTAGGAGCTGGAGCGCGGCGGGGTGAGGTCCTTGACCGTCCACACGTAGGCGGGCGTCACACCCCCGGGGTAGGGGTTGACCGGGTTCACCACCGGGTCGGGGTCGGGGATCATCTCGATCCCGCCCGGCCCCACGCTCAGCGCGATGTTGGAGTCAGGTCGCACCCAGTAGTCGGGGACCAGCGGCTTGCCCGCGATGATGGCGGGCGTGGTGAAGGTGGGCCGCACGCTCTGGCTCATCCGGATGCCCTCACCGGCGTAGACCGGCATCGGGGAGGGGACGACCTTCAGGCTCCCGGTGGCCCGCACCCGGAACAGGCCACCGCGCTCGGTGGTGACCTCGCCCGAGCTCTGCCCGGTACCCATCCCGACGGTGCGCTGCGGACCGAGGGTCTGGGAGAAGTCCAGGTAGACGTAGAACGGGGCGACGAACTCGACGTAGCGGACCCGCTGGGTCGTCAGCGATCCCGTGAAGGTCAGCGTCCCGCTCTTGGAGGTGCTGACCGAGCGCAGGAGGGATCCTGCGAAGCTCAGGGCGCCGCTGAGGGCCTGGTTGAAGACGGTCATGGCTAGAAGGAGAAGCCGATGATGAGGTCGTTGGCGGCGAACAGGTAGGCGTCTCCCGCCGCCAGGGTGACCGCGGTGTCGAGGATGCAGTAGGCCAGCAGCGTTCCGCCGACCTCGGTGTCGAACAGCCCCCAGGCTGTGACTGTGGCGGCCGGGGCGCTGGCGATCCCCCCGGACACGGTGAGCAGGCCCGAGCTCGTCCCTGCTGTGGTGGTGATGGTCCAGGTGTCCAGGTTGCCGCGGCTGTAGCCGACGGCCTCGGTCCCGCCGCCCGCGCTGGTGGGGTTGGCGGTGAACAGCGCCATCCAGGCCCCGGTGCCGAACGCGTCGTTGATGCCCAGGAAGTTCTCCAGCATCCGCTGGGCCCCGGCATCGGTGAGGGCGAGGAAGGACATCAGAGCACCATCGCTTCCGCAGGCCCGGACACGCCCAGGGCGATGTAGCCGGTGGGCATGGTCGCTGTGTCCCCGGTGGTGACCAGCACCTCGGCGGACAGCTCGCCCCAGCAGATGAGGTTGCCGCTGGTGGGGTCGTCGCACAGGGCGTAGTGGTTGAGGATCCCCCAGTCCGCGCTGGCCTGGGCCCAGGTCAGGTCGATCGCGGTGGAGGAGGTGCCGTTGGCCCCCTGGGTCCAGCGCACCGTGCTCATGTCCAGGCTGACCCGCGCGTAGCCCGCGGAGGTGGGCGGCTCGATGGTCTGGAGCACCGTGCCGTCGTAGCCCGCGTCGGGCTGCTGGACGCACAGCGCCACGTAGACCGTGGTCGGCCTGCTCGCCCACCCGGTGAGGATGTCCACGAACAGGTTGGCCCCGTAGTCGCTGACCCCGGCCGCCATCAGAACTCCCCAGCGATCGCCAGCGGGCTGCGCGGGACGCTGAGCACCAGCTTGATCTGGTTGGCCGCCACGCGTCCGGTGTTGATCTCGTAGGCCCAGTCCGCGCGCTGGCAGCGCCAGGTGTGGGTGTGTCCCGCGATGGTCATGGTCATCGTGTACGAGGCCTGCTTGAAAGCGGCCAGGGCGGCCCCGAAGTTGGCCATGACCGCGGCGTAGTTGGCTCCCGTCACCTCCAGGCCGATGGTCTCGGTGATGTTGGACAGCCTCGCGTTGATCTCGATCTCCCCGTCCATGTAGGCCGAGGAGTCCAGGTTGCGCGTCCAGCGCCCCTCGCCGCCCAGCACCGGCACGCTGATGGCGTAGTTGATGTGGTCGTTGAGGTCCAGGTCGGGCAGCGCCAGGCTGGTCCGGGTGACGCTGGCTGCCAGGGTGAAGTCAGGCATCGTCGTCCACCGGCTTCCCGCCGCACCAGCTCATGTGCGCCATGACGGTCTCGGCGCTGTCCTGGCCCAGGGTGTAGCGCTGCCCGCACTTCCCGCACACGATGTCGGTGCTCATCCCACGTCCTCCCTGAAGCAGGAGAGCCAGCCCATGTGCCCGACCGGCTGGCCGCAGGTGCACTTCCCGGCCCGACGACACCCGTCGGTCCAGAAGGCCCAGGCCGTGTAGACGCTCACGACGCCCTGCCCTCGACGTGGGACTGGAAGGTCTTGGCGAAGTCCTCGGGCCGCACGATGACGGTGTTGTTGGTGACCCGCTCGCTGCGGTCCTCGAAGCCCCAGAGCTTGGCCATCTGGACGATGATGCGCAGCGCGGTGTCGATCGCCTTGAGGTCGCCCTCCTCGACGTGCGCCCAGGCCTTCTGGAGCAGCACCTCGAGCCGGTACATGGTCAGGTTGAGCGCCTCGACCCGGTGCGCCTCGTCCACGGCCATCGCGGCCCGCTGGATGTAGGCGGTGACGCTGACCCGCGCCTCCACCTCGTCGGTGAAGCCCTCCTGGGTGGCGATCTCGGCCCACGGCATCCCCTGGGCGCGCAGCAGCGAGGCGCGGTAGGAGCGGTCGTCGCTCTGGATGAACGGGACGAGCTGGCCGTCCTCGCGCGGCTCGGCCTTCTTCCTGGGCATCTAGATCACGTCCTTGAGTCCCGCGGCCAGGCTGTCCTGGAAGTTCTTGAAGGCATGGGCGTTGCCCTCCTCGATGATGTCGATCACCGTCTCCACCGTCATCAGGCCCGCCTGGATGAGATCTCGCGCGCGCTCGCGCATCTTGGTCGTGGTCCCCGCCCAGACCCCATAGTCCTCGGGCTCGGTGAGCGCGTGCAAGGCGCAGATCCGGATGACCGGGCACTCGTAGCAGATCTGCTGTGCGCGCTGCTGGCGGTCCTGGTTCATGCTCGCACGGGTCTCCTCGTTCTCCCCGAAGAAGACCTCGTCAGCGCCCTCCACGCCCCGGCAGGCGGCCTCTGCGTGCCACGCGGGCATGTACTTCGACCAGGACGGGGTAATCACATCCTCGTCACTGTCCGGTCGAGGATTCTCAACGATCTCGGTCCGCAGCGCCTCGTTGGCTGAGCGCCAGGACCGGGCGGTCATTCCTGGTCCGCCAGGACCTCGGCACGGTCCATCACCAGCCTGCCGTAGAGGGCGATGCAGGCGGCGTCGATGAGGTTCTGGTTCTCCTTGCACGCGACGTGCATGTCCAGGCGGTGGGTGAACAGCCAGTCCTTGACCTCGTCCTTGGTGGCGTTGCCCTTGCCCACCACGTCCTTCTTCCAGGACATGACGTTGACCGTCCGGCCCCCGACAGCCGACAGGAGAGCCCCCAGCGTCTGGTTGAGCTCTCCGAAGGTTCCGATGTTGCGCGGCCCGGCCATCGGCGGGGCCTCGATGAAGACGTCGTCCTCGGGGGCGATGAACTCCTTGGCCTGGGCCACGATGCGATCCAGCTCCAGGGAGCGGACCACCTTGCCCGGGCTCTCGATCTTCTCCGCGTAGGCGATCTCGTCGCCGTCCAGGCAGACGAGGTAGGCGGAGCGGACGCCGATGTCGATCCCCCAGATCAAGGCGACCCTCCTGGACTCGAAGTCAACAGGAGGGTAGCGCCTTGATCGTTATGAAGGGGTGGCGGAGCGTTCGGGCGTGTCGTGTCAGAGGCTGACGGCCGCGACCTTGACGTTGGTGACTGCCGAGTAGGTGATGTTCGCGACACCCGGGCTGGTGCCCGGCTGGAGGAAGGTCGAGTCGATCGGGCCGACGAAGGCGTAGGCACCGGCAGCCACAGTGACCGCGAGGTCGGGCTTGGCCACGCCGTACTCGGTGTTGCCCGGGACGTCGACGGTGACCGTCTTGCTCGAGGCGTCGCCGTTGCGGATGTAGAGGAAGATGCGGTCGCCCACGCGGATGGTGTCCCCGCCACCGGAGGCCGTGCCCTCGACGAGGGTGAGGCCAGCCTTGGTGATCGACTGGGTGGTCAGAAGCGCCATGGGAATGTCCTCCTGTGATGTCCTGAGTCCAGGCTAGGTACCTGCGCCACCTTCGTCGCGCCGGGCTAGCCCACCCTGGCCGATCCCCAGCGGTAGTGCTCCCGCGGGCCCTGGTAGTCCTTCTTCCAGTAGTACTCGTTCTCGGGGTACTTCTCCCGGTTGGACTTGGTCTGGGCGTCCTGGGACCGGTCGTAGACCCGATCCGCGATGGTCTCGATGCGGATGGTGTCGTCAGCCATCAGGTGTCCGTGTCGCAGGCGATGGCGGCGTTGGCCCACATCAGCGCCTCCTGAAGCGCCGTGAGCGCGAGGGCCTAGTGCCGCCCCGCCGGGAGCCGGTCGGCCCAGGCGTGGGCCAGGGCGAGCGCCTCGGCCCGGTTGGCCTCGAACAGCGGCTTGGTGGTCTCGGTGACCGGGTGGTAGGACAACCGTCGGTCGATCTCGTCATGGACGGCGTTCACGACTGCGCCACCTCGGGCACGGAGCCATCGAGCAGGTAGGCCTCGATCAGCGAGGCCTCCTTGAGCACCTGCTCGACCGGCTTGGTGTTGTAGTCCGCACGAGCGATGGTGACTGCGAAGGACATCGCGTTCATCCGGACCGCCTCGGCCGAATAGTCCTCGTGCTTGTAGACCGTGCGGTCCACCACCACCTCGTTGACCGAGGTGCGGTCCACCACCACCTCGTTGACCGAGTGCAGGTGGGCCTCGCTGATGAGGAGCTTGCTCGCCTCCCCGGGCGCTGCCTTGTCGATCGCCTCCTGCACGCGCTCGGCGGACAGGTTCAGGTGGGTCTCGTGGGTCATGTCATTCCTCTCGCATCTGGAACATGAGCTGCTCCTGGGTGAGGCGTCGCGAGCCGAGCTCGGCCGCGCGCTTGGACAGGTCGAGGAACGATCGCAGCTCCCCGGTCCTGAACTTGTAGAGCGGGCTGCCCCGCATCACCACGCCCTCGCGCTCGGCGGCGTGGATGAGCATGTCGATCTCCTGGGCGCGGCAGTAGTAGGCCGTGGCGATCTCCGCGAGCGCGAGGTAGGCGGGGAACTCCACCGGGGCGGGCTCGCGGCCCAGGATCACGTCCACGTACTCCTGGAGCTCGGCCCACAGGTCGTCCACCTCGGGCAGGCCCTGCGCGGTCGGGGTGGCGATCGCCGCCTGGCCGAACTGGACGTGGGCGCGGTCAGGCCGTCGGATCGTCAGCGGACTCATGCCGGTACCACCTCACCATCACGTCGAAGGAGCCCTGGACCTCGGCATGGACCTGCTCGCAGAACCACTTGATCCGGTCCTGGATCCAGTCGGTCTCCTGCGAAGTCCTGTCCTCGTAGGCGACGATGGCGATGCTCGGCTCGGCCCAGTCGTAGAACACCATGGTGTCCCGGCCGAGGATGAGCATCTCCTGCCTAGGCCTGGACGGGCTCAAGGCGCTTCAGCCCCTTCGCGACCCCGATGATGAGCTTGTCCCACTGGTCCCGACCCTCCTTGTCGAAGATCTGGACGATGCCCGAGTCCGGGTCGTAGCCCGCCTCGCGGATCGAGCGGTAGAGCTTGGCCATGGTGGCCAGGTAGCCCGAGGTCCGCCACGAGTAGTCGGGGATCTCGTCGGAGACCTCCATCACGTCGGTCACCACCCAGGCCTCGGGGATGCCGAAGCCGTCCACCCAGGTGGGGGAGCCCTCGCTCCAGTGCACTGCGGTCATGCTGCCAACTCCTTGTTCCGGCTCTGGGCCACGGCCTTCTTCCACGTCGTCATCAGCGGGCAGAGGTCGCGGAAGGGGCAGTTCTTCCACTCCGCGCCCTCCTGCGCCACGCACTTGGGCTGCATCGGGGGCAGGCTCTTGGACTCCCACCCGCCGATCAGCGCATCGAGCTCGCGGTCCACGTCGGCCATCACGTCGGGGTCGAGGTGCACGCGGAACTCCACCCAGTCCTGGGTGTTCTTGTTCTCGTAGGTGATCGACCCGACCACGATGACCGCAGCCTTGAATCCGTAGTGCATCTGCATGACGTGCTTGCTGTCGGGGCCGAAGGTCGTCACCCCGCCGAAACCGCGGTCGTTGATGCTCTTGTGCTCCCACGTCGAGCCATCCCACAGCAGCCCGTCCAGGGTGGTGCCGATGTGCAGGTCGGGGCGGTCGGCAGGGACCTCGGCGGCCGCCAGCCAGCCCTCGGTGAGCCCGGCCATCTGCCAGCGCAGGTGCACCGCGTTGCCCTCGTTGAAGATGTTCTGGAGCCGGGTGTCGTGGTGCACCCGCTCGCCCACCTGGAGGCGGGAGAACATCCGCTTGCGCAGGCACTGCCCGGCCCCCGAGGCGCGGAAGAGCGGCGTGCGCTTGCCCCGCTGGCCGCCCACGTTGCGGGTGTAGACGGCCACCGCGTGGTCGATCGCAGCCTGGGAGTAGACCGGGTCGCCCTGGGCCAACCAGCGCTCGTGGCGCGTGGTGATGGGCAGCGCGGCTGCCTTCATGATCTTGGCCAGGCTCATGAGCGCTCCGGGTAGGCGAGGGAGAGGAACTCGTCGGGGCCCCGGTAGACCGGGTAGCCGCTGGGCGCGGTGTAGACCTCGCCCGGGATGATCAGACCGCCCGCCACCGACTGCGCGACCGACGAGTGCGCCTGGCGGTGGTGGCGGTGGCACAGCGCGATGAGGTGGTAAATCTCGCCCCACTGGTCCAGCAGGCTCCCGCCGCGACGCCGCAGCAGCGCGTGGTGGACCTCCACCCCGGTGTCGAAGCACCGGGTCCAGATGTCCTGGTACTGGATGATCTGCCCCATCTCGATGGGGTTGCCCGGGATCTGCACCAGCGCCTCGCAGCGCCCGTGACTGCGCTCGTAGACGCGCCTGCGCTGGTCGTCGGTGGGGTAGTCGCTCATCGGCTGGTGTAGGAGGACGTGTTGGCGGCGAAGGAGGACAGCCAGCCCCACTGGTTGCGCACCAGGGTGGCGAACTCGGCCTGGGTCAGCTCGATGGTGTCGCTCTGCGCCCACTCCAGCATGTCGATGGCGCGGTCGTAGTCCTCGGTGTGCTCCTCGGGGATCGGCAGCGTGAGGCTGCGCCGGATCACACCCGCTCGGGCATCGGCGAGCATCCGCTCGATCTCCACGATGCACCGCTCCTTGTAGACCGACACGGCCTCGAGGTACTCGGCATGGTGCGCGTCGCGATTGCTCTTGAGCCGCCGGATGAGGTCGTCCTTGTTCACGGTGATCTTGTTCAGGTCCATGTCTGCTCCTACCTCGTGATCCGTGCCTGGATGACGACCTGGTCGCCGTTGTCCTTGTCCTGGTCGATGAAGGTCTTGAGCGTGAAGGCACCGGCGGGGATGGTCATGTCCTCCTGGGAGAGCCGCACCTCGCCCCCAGCCTGCTCGACCAGCAGCGCCACGACGCGCTGGTACTCGGTGAGGCGGCGCTCCACCTCCTTGTTGACCATCCGCTCGATGTCCTGGCCGATGTTCATGCTGCTCCTTCGATGAGGGTGTCCATGGCCCCGGAGTCCAGCAGGATGCCCAGGTGCCCGATGGTCTTGTCGCCGGTCTGGAGGTAGGGCTTGATCCCGGTGATCTTGCCGCTGGTCTCGTAGCAGCGCCGGGCGAAGTCGTCCAGGTCGGCGAAGGGCCGGTCCCCGCGCGCCTTGATCAGCTCGGTGGAGACCACCGCACCGATCTTGGGGATGGACAGCAGCCCCTTGCGCACACCGCGCTTGTCCACGGTGTAGGTCGCGCCCGAGAGGTTGATGTCCGGGGACAGGATGCGCACCCGCCGCTTGCGCGCGGCGCGCAGGTAGGTCTGCTCCTTGGTCCGCCCGGTCTTCTTGTTCTTGTTGCTCTCCCCGGCCGCCACCGCCAGCAGCGCCGCGTAGTACTCGACGGTGTGGTGGGCGATGAGGTAGGCGCAGGTGTAGGCCATCACGCCGTAGGCCGTGGCGTGGCTGATGTTGAAGCCGTAGTTGCCGAAGCCCTCGACCGCGTGCCAGAACCAGGTCCAGTCCTCGTCGGTGAAGCCGATCTCGCGGGCGGTGGTCTCGATCATCGGCTGGTACTTCTCGATGATCCCGCGCGCCCAGGTGATGTTGTCGTTGGAGGACTTCACCGCCTTGAGGAACAGGGTGAGGTCGTCGGGCCCGAGGCCGAGCTCGCGCAGCACCGAGATGACCTGGTCCTGGAACAGGATGATGCCCTGGGTCTTCTCGGTGTGGCGCATGAGCAGGTCGTGGCGCTGGGGCAGCCGCTCCTGGCCGTGCTTGCGCTTGATGTAGGACTCGGTGTTGCCCGACTCCATCGTGGCCGGGCGGAACAGCGCCATGGCCGCGATGACCTCGTTGATGGTGGTCGGCTTGAGGCTCTCGCAGCCCCTGCGTGCGGCCCAGCCGTCGAGCTGGAACACCCCGTCAGTCAGGCCGTTGCCGATCGCGGTGTAGGTCTTGGAGTCGCTCCACGGGATCCACGAGCGGTCCAGCCAGTCCTCGTAGCCCTTGCCGATGAACTCGAAGCAGTGCCGGATCACCGTGAGGGTCTTGAGGCCCAGGGCGTCGAGCTTGACCAGCCCGAGGTTCTCGACCTCCTTCATGTCGTACTGGGTCACCATCGTCTTGCTGGAGGCCACCTGCATGAGCGGCACGAGGTCGCGCAGCTCCTCCTCGGTGGTGGTGAGCACGAGACCGGCCGGGTGCACGCCGTAGGACTTGCACACCTTGCGGTCGTGCAGCGCCTTGAGGTCGCGCTGGTCGGAGGACGGCATGTCCTTCCACTCCAGCTTGGGCAGGTCCTGCCGGTTGCGCACGGTGTTGTACGCGACCAGCAGCGACCCGGCCTCCGAGCCGTCGTCGTCCTCGTCCGCGTCGATCTTGTAGCGGGTCCAGGTGCCGATCTGGTGGACGGCGAAGCGGCCGCGCAGCCAGGCGATGAAGTCCTTGCGCCGGTCGTGCTCCACGTCCAGGTCGATGTCCGGGGGCTTGGTGCGGTCCCGGCTCAGGAAGCGGTCGAAGGGCAGGCCCCACTTGATCGGGTCGAGCTGGGTGATGCCCAGCAGCCAGCAGAGGATGGAGCCCGAGGCCGAGCCGCGGGTGGAGAACAGGATCCTGTTGTCCCTCAGCCACTCGCAGCACTCCTTGACCAGCAGCAGGTAGCCCGCCATGCCGGTCGCGGTGATGACCTCGAGCTCCTCCTCGATGCGCGCCTCGTAGCGCGGACCCAGACGCTGGCCCGACAGGCGCATCGCCTCCAGCGCCGTGTAGACGTCCCGACGCAGGTCCCCGTCGGGGTCCGCGACAGTGAGCGGGATGTTGTAGGCGTAGTGGTCGAGCGCCGGGATGCTCAGGTCATGCGCGGCGAGAAGGTCCCTGAGCCCTTCACGACCGGCACGAAGACGCTCGCCAGCGTGGTGACGAAGGAACCAGGACGTGCTTGCGAGGTGGAATCCGTCTCCGGGGAAGACGGCGTCGTCGGGGTCGTCACCGTAGGCGACGAGTCGCTTGAAGTTGTCGTGGTCATCCTTGTCCTCCGGCATCACGTAGTGGGCATCCTGCGTGAGCACGCAGGGCAGACCCATCTCCTGTGCTATCCCCAGCATCGCATCGGCTACCAGGCTGTCGTCCCAGCCGTCGCCGTGGTCGATGCCGTGGTTCTGGAGCTCGACGTAGAAGCGGTCGAAGGCACGGGCCATCTGCCCGAGGATCGCCCGGGTGCCCGCCTCCTCTCCCGCTGCGAGCATCTGGATGGGCAGGCCGAAGTAGCACCCGGAGGTGGCGGCCACGCCCTTGAGCAGCCCGGCCTCGGACCACTCGGTGATGTCACCGAGGTCGATGAGGGGCTTGTGGTAGAAGTTCTGGTGCGTGAGCGTGGACAGCCGCACCAGGTTGCGGTAGCCCTCGGTGGTGTAGGCCAGCACGCACATGTGGTGGCGCTTGGCCTTCTTGTCCGCGCGGTCGCGCACGACGTAGATCTCGCTGCCGGGGAAGGGCTTGATCCCGGCCTTGGCAGCCGCGCGGTAGAGCTGGGTGGCCGCGGCCATGTTGCCGTGGTCGGTGATCCCCAGCGCGGGCTGGCGCATCTCCGCGACGCGGTCCACCATCGACTGCACCGAGGGCATGCCGTCCTGGTAGGAGTAGCGCGAGTGGCTGTGCAGGTTCCAGATGTCGGGGTCGGCAGCGATCCTCATGATGCCCTCCGACGACGGCCCTCGGCGGTGAGCCTGGCCTGGAACACACCCGGGCGCTCTACGACGTACTGAGCATGGATCAGACCGGCCGCCCAGTAGGCGAGCACGACGGCAGGCTCAGCCCGCAGCGTCGCCCATCCGCGCAGCGGAAGGGACTCCAGGAGACTCATTCCATCTCCAGCCTGAACACCGGGCCCTTGGTGCGGGCGAGCAGGCTGGTCCACCACTCCTGGTTCTCCACCGTGTTCTCGTCGGTGGGCATGCGCACGATGGCGGTGAAGTAGAGCCCGGCCAGCGGCGTGACGCTGTAGGCGAGCGGGGTGGCCTTGCCGACCATCCCGAGGCGGGCGATCACGGCACGGGCGACGCGGGTGTCGTTGGCGACGACGGCGACCTTCACGACGCCAGCCTCTTGTAGACCTCGCGCCCCTTGGGCGTGATGCGGCAGACGATGCGCTCCACACCAGCCTCTCCCGTCGAGGTCTGTCCGGTGTCCTCGATCAGGCCATCCTGGCGCAGTTCGCCGCACCGCTTCCAGTAGCAGGTCCGGGTGAGGCTGGCGTAGATCGCCGCCTCCTCGTCGTTGAGCCCCTCGGGCCACGCGTAGTAGACGCTGAGCAGGATGTGCTTCTGGCTGCCCGCGCGGTAGGTGACGGACTCGGCCCCTGCGATGGAGGTCTCGTAGTCGTCGGCGCGGACCATGCCCTTGCGGATCTTGATCGTCATGGGCGTTCCTTGCATGAGGGGGAGCCGATGGCTCCGTGCGTGCGCTGGTGGGAATCGAACCCACTCCGTCCGGACGGATCACCTTGCAGCGCGCCCCAAGCACCTCAACGGCGCTTGGATCTCCCAGGGAGGGAGTCCTAGTAGGGGATCTTCTCCGCGGCGTTGACGATCGCGTCGATGATCTCCGCCTTCTCCTCGAGCTTGGAGGTGTCGATCCCCTCCTTCTCGGCGAGCGCGAGCAGCTCGGACAGCTTCATGGAGTGGAGCTGCTCCTCGGTCAGCACCACGTCCTCGTCCGTGCCGGTCTCGCCCTCGCTGCTCTTGACCTTGCCCTCCTCCTTCCACCGCTCGATCTGGTCGTCGACCGTCTCGCGGCGGCGGGGCTTGCGCACCTCCGTGTCCTTGGCCTTGGGCGCAGCGGAGGCGAACTCCTCAGCCGAGCCCGGGCCCCAGACGTCCTCGAACATCGAGAGCAGGATGTCCTGGATGTCGGGCAGGTCGTACTGGGAGGTGTCGATCTTGTACTTCTCCTCCTGCTCCACGTCGTACTCGGTGTTGAGGGACTGACCCTCCTTCACCAGGGTGAAGTCGCGGGAGGTGATGCTGCCGTCGTTGCGGGCGGCCCGGCTCTCGCACTTCTTCTTGATGGTGGTGGGGAGCTTGAGCGGGACCACCTCGCCGGTGTCCACCTTGAGCACCACCGTGCCCCAGCGACGGGTCGCCTTCTGGACGCTCTCGTCCTCGTGGGTGCAGCCCGGGCAGGTCATCCGGTCGCCCGTGCAGGGGAACGCCTGCTTGTTGGTGTAGTGCTCGTAGTAGCCGATCCACTCCGGGATCTCCTGGAGGAAGCGGACCTTGGTGTCGCCGGACTTCAGCGGGCGCAGGTACTCGCCCGAGGTGTCGCTGGTCTCGCTGGCAGGGGTGCCGAATCGCATGCTGTCTCCTGTGTGTGCGGTGCCCCGGCGGGGCGTGCAGGTCAGTTCTATCGCCTGGATCTGACAGTGGGCAATAGTCAGTTGTGACTAGTCCTCTTGCGCCGCGCCTTGCGCTCGGTGTGGTCATCGATCGCGGCCTGCCCGGTCAGGACGGTGGTCTCGGGCATGGGCCGCTGGTAGAACTCGCCGGTGCGCACCTTGGCCGTCCTGGGCTCGCGCTGCTTGGAACCGTGCGGGTCGAACGGGATCTTCTTCCACATGCCCATGTGCTACTCCTTGGCCTCGGCAGCGATCTCCTGGCCCGCGGCGACGATGAGGTTGGCCACGGCGCGCACCACGACGGCGTTGGCCGCGTCGATGGCGTCCTCGGAGTCCTCGTAGCCCGCACTCTCCCAGGCGATCTTGGTGTCCACGAACACCTGGCCCAGCCAGCCGTCCTGGGTCTGCACGGCCTTGGTGGCGACCAGTGCCTTGGGGGCCTTCTCCGGGCGCGAGCCCTGCGAGGGGAGGATGGTCCAGGTCGTCCCGGACGTGGTGATGTTGGTGCTGTAGTCGGCCATGACTGCTCCTACTCGTTGTCCATGATGCGCTGCACGGTGGCGTCCACGACCGTGTTGAGCGCCTTCTCCAGCTCGGCCTGCGTGCGGGCCAGGTGGTCGTCGAAGGCCTCGCCCTCGACCGCCTCGATGGTGACCTCGGCCTTGGGCCAGGCCTTGGCTCGGTGCTTGCCCACGGTGATCTCGTGGGTGCACCCCAGGGTGATGCTGTTCATGCGGGGAAGTCCTTTCGCTTGATCTTGGCCATCCGGCCGTCGCGGTGGTGGAAGACGATGCCCTCATAGGTCCAGTCCGGCCCGGTGAGCAGCGCTCGAAGGGCCTCGTAGGAGCGGTCGGGGATGTCGATGATCTGCGCGGAGGCGTGCCAGACCAGGGTGTGCGCCTCGTACCCCTCGGGGTTGCCGTTGATCTTCGGCCCGCACAGCTCGTAGGTCCCCTCGGGCCAGTTGTCGTCCGCGCTGTCGACGTAGGCCTGGAGGAAGTACTTGTGGAACGACGAGCCCTCGATCGGCTCCCATCCGATGGTCTTGCCGGTGGTGGTGTCGTGCTGGACGGCTACGAACCCCGCAGGGCTCTCCTTGCCCGCCTTGACCTCGCGGCGGGCGAACCAGGCCCCGCTGAGCGAGTGGGTCACGCAGGTCCCGTCGTACTTGCGGGTGGCCGTGCCCTCGCCCTCGAACACCCACAGGCAGGAGGGCTCCGGGGTGCTGGTCACCCACTTGCCGTCCACGGACCAGTCCCGGACGAAGATCGTGGGGATCTTCCTCATGGCTTCTCCGTCCTCTTGAGCTCGGCGTTGATCTCGCGCAGCTTGCGCTTGGCGGCGTTGATCGCCACCTCGTGCTCCTTGGGCCCCTCGCGGGTGAGCTTGTCGATGCGGTTGCGGTAGTACCAGGCCCGGGCGGAGAGCTTGGTGCGGGCGGCGCGCTCCTCGGGGGAGTAGCGGGCCGGACGCCCCGGCAGCACCATCGCGAACGGGGTGGGTGCCGACCGCTTGGCCAGCACCCCGCGGACCCGCTCGATGTCGTCGGGGGAGTAGAGGTAGATCATCATCTTGCCGAAGGGGATGTACTGGCGCGGTGCGCCGTCCGGGTCGCCGCCCTCGGTGGCGTCCTTGATCAGCGCCCGCAGCGTGCTCTCGGGCACGCCCAGCATCTCGGCCGCCTCGGACAGCTTGTAGTACTCGCCCTCCAGCGAGCGGACCAGGCGGGTGGCGGGGTCCATCGGCTTGGCGGTCTTGGTCACAGCGTCTCGACCTCCACCTGGAAGCCGTAGCCGTAGTAGAAGGGATTGCCGCACGACCAGGCCACCTTCATCTCCAGCACGTCGCCCGCGTCGGCGTAGAAGTGCCAGGTGGTGTAGAGGTCGGTGGTGCCCACCCCGGTGATGATGTGGTCGATCTTGTCCGCGTGCAGGAGGAACTCCTCGACCTGGGTGTAGGCGCAGCAGTCCTCGATCCCCTTGACCCGTGCACGGGTCCCGTCGTCCAGGGTGATGACCAGGCCGGGGCTCCATCGTGCACCGTCCTGCTCCACCGCGACGATGCGGTGCCCGACCACCGCTTCGGCGACGCGCTCCAGGCTCGCGGGCATGGTCCCGTCGTCCTCGGCCGTGGTGGTCGTGTAGGTGTAGCCGTTGCGGGACGTGACGGTCGTCTTGATGTTGAGCTCCTCCGCGGGGTACTCAGGCATCGGGGTCCTCCTTCACGGTGGAGAGGCTGATGGTGGGGCGCTTGGTCTTCACCTCGAGGTACTGCCCGGCGACCAGCGGGTCCACCTCGCCGTTCTCGATGGCGGCCTTGAGCAGCGGCTGGGAGAGCTTGGTCACGCTGACCTTGCGCCAGACCTTGGCTCCCAGCGCCTTCTTGAGCCCGCGCTCGTCCACATTGGCGATGTAGTCGCTCTGACTGCGGGTGACGCGCAGCTTGCGGTCCCCGTAGTCCACGGTGAATGACTTGAAGCCTGCCAGCTCCAGCAGGGTGGCCACGCGGTCCTGGGCGTCCTCGCGGCGCTCGGTGGCTGCGGCCTCGGCGGCCTTGGCGGACTCGTACTCCAGGACGGCCTCGGCGAGTTCTCGATCTGTCATGGACTCGACCCTACTCGATAGTGGGGAAGTGTGTAAGAGCCCGGGAGAGGATGGTGACGCGGTCCTCGGCCTTGAGGTCGCCGAGGTCCTTGCCCGCGGGCAGGTTGGCGCTCTCGGCGAACACCCCGAGCAGGTCCAGCTCGTGCAGGGCGGCCCGCTGGCCCTTGCGTCCCCACTCGTCGCCGTTGAACGCGACGATGACGTGCTGGGGCTCCAGGCGCATCAGCAGGACGATCTGCTGGGGGTGCAGCACCTTGCCGTAGCAGCCCAGGGTGAGGACGGGAGCGAACACACGGGCGCACTCGTCTAGGTCGTCCTCGACCTCGGTGACCGCGACGTTGTCGGGCATCCCCTCGACCAGGATCACCGTGCCCGGCCAGCGCTCGTGGCGGCGGTGGTAGCCCGACAGGTGCTGGGAGGCGTCCACGCCCGAGGGGTAGCGGTACTTGGGCTTCTCCCCCGGCAGGCCGCGCTCGACCACGCCGAACACCTCGCCGTCGTCCCCGCGGAAGGGGTAGACGGCCCGGTTCTTGAGGTAGTCCCAGCCGAGCCGGTGCTTGCGGCAGGCCTCCTCGGTGAAGCGGGACAGCCAGTAGTCCCCGGGGCCGGAGCCGTCGAACTGGTCGAGCCAGGACTCGGCGTAGTAGTGCCTGCCCTCCAGGCGGTCCAGGCCGTCGATGGCGGCGTCGAGCAGCAGGTCGGGGTCGGGCTGGTAGTTCTGCGCCAGGCCCTTGGCCCCGCAGGACATGCAGACCCACTTGCCGGTCTCGACGTTTACCCGGGCCGAGGGGTTGGTGTCCTGGTGGACCGGGCAGGAGAAGGTGCGCCAGGTCCCGCGACCGGTGGCGAGCGCCTCCTCGATGGTGATCATCATCGTCGGCCTCCTCTGGGGCAGGTGCCGTGCCGAGGGCAGTACGTCTTGCTCTCCTCATCCTTCTCCACGCAGGGGATGCAGGTGGAACCGTGCCCCTCCGGCTTGACGGTGGCCTTGGCCGGGTCGGGCTCAATCCCGCAGAAGGTGATGGGCTTGTGGATCTCGCAGCAGGCGATGTGGACCTTGGGGCCCAGTGCCGCTCGCTCGTCGAGCTGCTCCTCGGTCTTGGTGCTCACGACTGCCCCCTGGCGATGCGGGCGGCGTCCTGGCGTATGCGCGCTGGGGTGAGGGTGACCCTGTCCCCATAGAGGGCTAGGGGCAGCGCCTCGATGTCGGCGGCGATGCGCTCGCGGACCTCGGCCTCGATGATTGGGCGGGCAGCGGCGACGGCGGCGCGCGCCTCGACGACTTCCCACGGTGCCTTCGCATCGAACTCGGCGTGACGGATCGCCTCGGCGGCTGCCGTGACGGCGGGGTCGGTGGTCATTCGCCCATCCCCTCCAGGCACTCAGGGCAGACCATCTTCAGGTCGCTGCCCTCGTTAACCCCGCACACCGCGCACGGGATGGTGATCCTCTGCTGGAGGATGGACAGGTCGCGCTGGAGCTCGTTGAGCCGGACCTCCAGGGCGAAGTTCTTGCGCCACTCCCCGCGCAGCGCCTCGATGAGGTTCTCCAGGCGCTCCACGGACATCCCGCGGAGGCCCTCCTGCTCGTAGCGGATCAGATCTGCGTGCTTCATCGGTACACCTCCAGCATGAGGACCTCGCGCGCCCTGACGTGCGGGTCGTAGCCGTGCTCGCGGCAGTAGTCCAGCCAGTCGGCGAGGTCGTCGGCGGTGAGCTTGAGGTGGAACACCACTCCGGCGTCGTCAGTCGTCATAGTCCTCGTTGTCCTTGATGTGCTCGGCCATCTCACGGGTGATCTCGGCGAAGTTGGCGGTGTCGACGTTGAAGTGGGACCAGAACAGCCGGTCACTGGGGCCGTCGCGGTTCTTGTCGAGCAGGTAGACCATCGTGGAGTTGGAGAACCGGCGCATCGTCACCACCACGTCGGAGTCCTGCCCGATCGCGTCGGACTGCGAGAGGAACTTCGCCCGCGGCGGCCGCCAGGTCCCCGTGTCGCCCTCCCGGTTGATCTGGGACAGCGCCACCACGCGGGTCTTCTTGGCCAGTGCGATCTCCTTGAGCTCGTTGGAGATCACCGCCATGTTCCTCCAGTCGTCCACCGCCCTTCCCCCGGCACTGCCGCGCATGAGGCCCAGGTGGTCCACGATGTGCAGGTCCGCGGCGTCGGCGTGACCGGCGATGGCGGCCGGGGTGATCGTCAGGTCGGAGGAGTCCAGGACGAACAGGTTGCCCATCACGTTGTCGCGGATGGAGGCCAGCAGATCGCGGTACTCCCGCTTGGAGTAGGTGCCGCCCTTGAGCTCGTTGAAGGTGACCCCGAAGTTGAGGCACGGCGCGAGCAGCGCGTGCATCCGCTGGTGCACCTGCTTGCGTGGCATCTCCATGCTCCAGAACACCACCCGCCTCCCGGCCAGGATGGCGTCGCGGGCGATCACCAGCGCGGTCCAGGACTTCCCCATCCCCATCCGGGCGGCGAAGGTCCAGAACTGCCCGGGACCGATCCCGCCCGTGCAGGCCTGGAGGGTGTCCCAGGGGACCGGCACGGAGTCCACGAACTCCCCGTGGTGCTCGAGGAAGCCGTCGTCGGCCAGCGAGTCCACCAGTGACTTGGTGCCGGTCACGGGCGCGAAGGAGTTCCACTCCAGCATCGCCGCGTCCAGGTCGCCGAAGCGCAGTTGCTCGACGGTGGAGCGCACCGCCTTGGCCAGCTCGCGGCGGTTGTACTCGTCGCGGACGTCGTCGGCGGAGAACCGGACGTCCTCGTTGGGGGTGTAGGAGAAGGACGGGAAGCGCTGGACCAGCACCTCGGGGGAGGGGCACTCCCCGTAGGTCTGCTGGTAGGACATGAGGAACCGGTACTCGGCCTGGTAGCCCGCGAACATCTCGGGGGTGATCCCCAGCCGCTGGGCGGCATGGGCATCGCGGAGCGAGACGAGCGCGGAGATGAGGTACGCCTCCGAGGAGTGACGACGCACACTATCCCCCACTCTCTAGTTAGTTTGCTTCTAGCGGTCGGAGCCCGAACGTATCGCGCCCTGGATGCGAAGGTCGATAGTCAGTTCTGACTATGCCCGTGGTGCGGACCTCCACGGTCGTCCGCGGCCGTCGGCGGACACAACCTCGGGAAAGCAGCAGGCCCGCCCTTGACCGGAGTCGAGAGCGGGCCTACCGTGCGTTTCGTCCAAGAAGCCGCGGATGGAGCGTATCAACTCCTCTGCGGCGAGATCCAGACCCGCAGGAGTCGAGTTGCCGCCATAGCCGCCGCATCGCGGCGTAGGTCCCCGCGCGCGAAGTAGGGACCAGCGGTTGACCAGTATGCCGGAGGAAGCACTGGCCCCGCCTCGTGTCCCACGCGGGCGCAGGTAGGGCAGCTATGCCTCGGACCGGTGGTTGGAAGCCGCTCTGAAGGGCAGTGCCCCACCATGTCCACCTTCCCCAATCACCTTCTAATCCTCATCAAGACCCTCTATCCTGAGTCCGTGGTCGAGATGGAGGACTTCGCCGAGTGCAGCAGGTGCGAGTGCCTGCTGTTCCCTGGCGACCTCGCTCTCCCCGTCACCGAGGACACCATCCTCTGTGAGAAGTGCGGCCATACCCTTGCGTCCCGCAGGGTGGTCGTATACACTTAGATCAGAACGTCGCGGACAGTCATGCCCGCGATGAAGCCACGAAGGCCCCCGCAGAAGCACACGCTGCGGGGGTCTTCGTCGTATCGGGAGGTTCGACATGAGTGACACGAAGGTTCTGCACTTCGGGATCTACCCGCTCGACCGGGAGGACGAGGCTTGCTTCAGCGGCTTCAAGGACTCCACAACCGCCAAGGACTACTGGTTCAAGACGCTGGTAGGTCCGGTGACCGTCCAGATCGAGGGCTCCTGGAAGTGCTGGGGGACCGCCGACCAGGACACCGACGGGGACAACAGCCTGCACCTGTGGATGTACGTCTCCCCGCGGGTGCAGCCCAACATCCTCGGGATCGTGTGGAACGAGATCGACCGCATCGCGCGGGAGAGCGGCAACGCCGCGCTCGACTTCGCGATCCTCACCACCGAGGACTGGTCCGAAGTGGAGTCCGTCCTGACCTTCCGGGGCGGGTGCTTCCAGTACGCCGTGAAGGAGGCGTGATGTTCATCAGCATGTACTTCGACCGGCAGGGACGGCCCATCACCCAGGATGAGTGGACCCACCTGTTCTCCGACGTGGCCTACAAGCGCGTGGCGGCCGACACCATCTGGTGGAAGGAGCGGTACTCCCGCTTCCGCGTCCTCGACGTGCTCATCACGGTCTGGCGGGTGCTGTGGAACAAGCCCGTCCGCAAGTACGAGGTCTGGGTCTCCACCGTCTGGATGGGTCTGGACCACGGATACCGGGCCACCGTCCCGATCATCTTCGAGACGATGGTCTTCGCCGAGGACGTGCCGCTCTGGGACGACTTCCAGGAGCGGTACTCCACCGAGGAGGAGGCACGCCAGGCGCACGAGTCCATCGTGGCCTGCATCCGCGCGGGCGGCTCGCCCGAGCGCTGGTGGAAGGACAACCCGTACCGAGAGGACGCCATCTGATGCTCGACATGTGGCCCTGGCTGGCAGTCTGCGCAGCCGTCTCCGCAGCGATCGTCTACGCCTACAAACTCGGCGTGGAGGTCGGGAAGGACAAGCGATGAGGTTCGACAGCAGCATGGTCCCGACGAGCTACCTGCGGGACTACTGCCCGCCCGGCAAGCTCCCCGAGGGTCTCGAGGTCGAGGTCCTGCTCAAGGGGAAGATCAACAGCCGCGGCAACTTCGTGGCCGTTCTTCCCGACGATTCCGACGTGATGAGCGGGTACGGGCCCGAACAGAGGTTCGCCAGTATCTCCATCACCTGGCGGTCGCTGTTCGCGCTTCCGCGCGAGCAGGTCGCCGTCAAGGACGAGGGCCCTCCCCCGGGCTCGGTCCGGGTGGACCGTGCCGGGCTGCTCTGGATGCGGGTGGGCGATGCGTGGACCCGGCTCTCCACCACCGGCCATGCGTACGCCGTCCAGACCCGCCTGCTGTGGCCGGAGCTCCAGCGCGAGCGCGGGCCGATGAAGCCGATCCCCGAGGAGATCGGAGGAGCTCGGTGATCCCGGTCGTCGTGGCCGGGATCGTGATCGGGCTGGTGTTGCTGGCGATCCTGCTGATCAACACCGCGCCCGCCCAGGAGGACCTCGGGTTCACCGACCCTCCTTCCCTGCTCGACGACCTGGACACCGACGAAGGGACACCGTGGTAACCCACCGCCGCAAGGCGAACAAGCTCCATCGCTGCGGTTCGTGCGACGCCGCAATCAGACCTGGGGAGGCCTACCTGATCCACACGGCCTTCCCGAGCGACCTTCTGTGGTCTGGGGCGAAGCCGCAGCAGATCAAGGAGTGCGCTACGTGCGCCACGAGGTACGGGCGAGGAGGCCTGTTGTGATCGACCCCTATGCGGACCTGATGACCGAGCGGTACCAGGGGGTGCTCCCCGGCTGGAACGAGGAGCGCCTGGTCTGGACGGTCAAGGAGACCGACCGCTTCTACGTCGAGGTGATGCCGCTGCTGTTCACGGCGGCCATCGTCCTCACCGACAAGATGCACCCCGAGACCTACACCGACCGGTGGTGCTACGGCTCGCCGCAGGCGGCCTGGACCGCAGCGCTCGCCTGGGACCCCGACACGGTGATGGAGCCCGACGGGTGGCACCGCCACCCCAGCACCGGCCGCCGTCGCCCCGACGGTGATTGGAGGAAGGAGTACGTCAACCCGTGAATCGCACCTACAACAAGTACGACTGGGCCCAGCACGTCGCCAAGAAGATCCACGACTTCTACGAGGACGCCTGGGACCACCTGGAGGCGGAGTACGGGGACGACATCTGGGAGATGTGCGCGGACGGCTGGGCCAGCCGGACCATGATGATGGTCGAGCTGCACTGCTTCGCCCTGCGCAGGCTGGAGGAGTACCGCGGCACGCACACCGGCCAGGCCCACCTCTCGCTGAGCGAGTTCATCACCTTCAACCCGTCCGCCGAGGAGTTCGCTGAGGACTTCTGGGAGAACCGCACAGTGGTGGACAGCAACAACGCGCAGCGGCTGGTCTACGCGGCCGACGACGGGGAGGGCATCCTCACCCAGCCGACCGTGGCGGCCGACATGCTCGCGCACTACGGGTCCAGTTGGGCCGACCTCTCCGACGCCGAGTTCGAGGACGTCTGGAGGGCCCACTCCCTGGAGGTCCGGCACCGGGCCATCAACCATCAGATCGAGGCCTCGGCAGATGCCTTGACGTTTTGATGGGAAGGTGCCATACTGTGACGTGTTCAGCCGCATCAGGTCGCCTGCTCTGCGCAGAACACAGCACGTAGCACGACCGCTCTACCCAGCCTCGGCCCATCCGGTCCGGGGCTTTCGTCATGTCTGGAGGTTCCGAATGAGCAGTGACAAGGAAGTGCGCCTGGACGCCATGAAGGTCGGCTTCCTGGCGGGCTACAACCAGGCGATCATCGAGCTGATGGAGATGCTCGGCGACCGCAACGCGCCGCATCTCTCGGAGGACGACCTCATCGCCTTCGCCGAGGCCTCGATCAAGGGCGCGGACCAGGAGTCCTGGGACAAGCTCAAGACCGAGGTCATCGACCGCCTGTTCGGGCCATGAGCTTCCTCCAGGGCCTGGGCGTCCTGTTCTACGCACTCATCATCGCCTCGTCCTACTGGGGCGTGGTAGTCCTCGGTCTGCTGTTCCCGCTGATCCTTCCGTGGGTGCTGCTGGCCATGCTCGCGCTGGTCCCGTTCGCGGTGGTCTGGCGCCTGGTGAAGGGAACGGAATGAAGAAGGGTGTCTGGGCGCTCCGGGTGCTGATCCTCGTGATCTGCATCGTGTTCTTCGGGGTCGCCGTCATGCGCCAGAACTGGCTGGCCTGCTCCGGGTGGCTCTTCGCCTGGATCTACGCCTACCTGTGGTCGCGCGCCGAGGACCGGTGCGAGGACCTCATCGAGAAGACGAACAACGTCATCAACATCAACGAGCGTCTGCGCAGGGGCCAGTTGTGATCTGGCTGCTCCTGCTCGGCGTCACGATCGACATCCTGCTCGCGACCTATGGATGGAAGGAACGGAACGTCATGAAGGACTTCTTCATCGAGCACCGCGGCGAGGCCGTCGCGGTGGCGGCAGGAGTGGTGCTCGCCATCCTCCTGCTCATCGTGGTCATGGTCTACGGGGCCCTGGACTGGGGGTCGGGACTGTGAGCACCGAGACGACGAGCGCGGTGGAGACCCTGCTCACCGTGAAGGGCTTCATCCACATGCTCCTGGCGGGACTGGAGGACGGGTCCTGGACCGAGGACCAGAAGATGCTGTTCTCCGCGGACCCCGAGGGCAACCGCTACATCGGGTTCACCAACGAGATCGGCTACGCCCCCACCAAGGTCGTGGACGGGAGGTTCGCCCCCGAGACCGTGATCGTGTCGAACGCCGAGGAGTTCAACGCCACCATCATCTTCCCGACCTACGAGATCGACCCGGAGGTCTGATGGGGGACGAGGAGGACAGCATCATCGCCGTCCGACTCCTCATCGACCGCTCCGAGGAGGACGACATCATCCGCCGGGCCCTGCGCTTCGCGTTCAACGACGCGAAGAGGCAGGGCCTCACCAACTTCACCATCGCCGAGAAGCTCGGCGTCGAGGTGGAGACCATCACCCGCATCTGCAAGGAGGACTGACATGGGACTGGACGTGTACGTGCACGACCGCGCGAAGGCCGTCGCCGTCGAGGACGACGGAGACACCTACCACGAGTGGAAGGACCGCTACGACGAGGTGGACCTGCGCTCGTCCTACAACGACAGCGGGTTCAACCACATCGTGGAGAGCCTGGTCGGGAAGTACGGCTTCTACTACATCTTCGAGCCGCTCAAGGGCGAGGATGAGGAGTACGAGTTCCCCGTGCGCGGCCGCGAGGATGTCCTGCGGCAGTGCCGGGAGCGGGCGGTCGAGATCAAGACGCTGCTGGAGACGGCGGCCGAGGCCGACGAGTTCTTCTCCTGCTTCGACATCGACATGCCGCGGAACAAGGACCTCGTCGCCCTGGACGAGAAGACGGCGTTGGGGTTCTTCCGCGACCAGAAGGCCCGGCACAAGGACGGGACCGGCTTCAGTACCTACACCACCGGCACCGGGTTCTTCTCGATGACCGGCATCGAGGTCTTCGCCATCATGCCCGGCCTCAAGCAGGACATCTTCGCCAAGATCAACGGCAACGCCGACGGCCTGGTGCCGACGACCTACGTGGTCGTCAAGCACTCCAAGGACAGCGCGGGCTACTACATCGACCAGGCCGACCGCGCGGTCAAGATGTGCGACCTGCTCCTGGAGATGCTCCAGGACCCCGAGACCGACCCGGTCATCATCTGGTCGGCGTGAGGAGGAGACATGCAGCACTTCGCTGACGAGAAGCACGCCTGGGTGTCCGGCCTGCTGGTCGGCCACCTGCTCAAGAACGGCCTCGAGGTCTCGGTGCACACCGACGACGAGGGCAACTGGACGCCCACGCTCGACGTGCTCATCCCCGAGCTCGAGGAGTTCGTGACGCTCCGGGTGTGCATCCCCGACACCGAGGAGGCCGCGCACGAGCCGGAGGGGACATGACCCATCCGCGCTGCGCCAAGTGCCGCAAGACCGCCACCGAGGTGGTCGACAAGGTCTACCTCGAGGAGGGGGAGACGCCCGACCACTTCATCCGGGTGAACGAGGGGACCTTCTACCCGCCCACGGAGAGGTTCCTCTGCGACGCCTGCTACATCGCGGTCGGGATGCCGTCCTCCCCCACGGGGTGGAAGGCCAGCCCGGCCAACCTACGAGCACTAGGGATCGAATCGTGAAGGGACAGTCCGATCTGCCGCCGATCACCAGCAACGAGGACCTCATCAAGAGGATCCCGCTGCTGACCGGCTACCGCCCGTACGGGGAGATCATCCTCCTGCTGGCGGGCACCCACATCACCTGGTCGAGCGTGGTGGACCCGGACTACCTCCGGGAGCTGCCGCAGATCACCACCGGGATCCGCAACGCGCTGGACCCGCTGCGCGAGCAGAAGCTCTACCTGATCTACACCCTGCCGCTCAAGAAGGGCGTCCCGCTGGCGAGCACCACCCGGCGCAGCGCCCTGCGCCAGACGATGGCCATGGCCCAGGACGGGGGCATGGTCTACCACGCACCGGAGCACTGCCCCGACCTCGACCTGTCCATCATGGTGGGCTGGGACATGGGGTCCTTCCTCACCTCCGCGTGCACCGACGACAACCCCGACGACGACTGCCTGCCGGGGGAGGGGCACCCGATCACCGGGGACCTCTACACGCTTCCGGGCGTGACCGTCTACGCGGACCGGGAGTCCTGGGAGCGGGCCTTCGAGGTGGGCCGGGAGGACATCGTCCCGACCCCCGACGTGCTGGCCCGGATGGAGGTCGTCATGACCAACCTGGGCAACCACCCCCGCGAGATGCTCGCCGAGCTGGCGACCGACCCGCGGGGCCTGGACGACGCCGGGGCGCTGGCCCTGACCCGCTACATCAAGGGGACCAACGCCGACGACGTGGCGCGGTCCTGGCTGGCCAACGGCTGGAGCATCGACAACCTGATGCGCCTGGTCCGGTGCACGTCCTCGGTCCCCGCGCGCAGTGCGGTGGCCACCACGCTGGCCTGCGACGGCTACCTGGCCTACGCCCGGTCGGTGGGCCGCACCATCCCCTCCGGGATGGGCTCGGACCTCGTGGAGATGATCCGCGGGGGCGAGGCCAACCCGATGGAGTTCATGCAGGCCCGGGAGGAGGTGGTCAAGGATCTCGACACCTACCGGCTGTGGTCTTGACGTTAGAAGGGAGAGTCAGATAGACTGCCAGGGCAGCTGGGGGCGAGTAATCCCCCCGCCCGTCCCTGGTTGCACCGGAAGGCCCGTCATGCTCCCTCCCCCGGAGCGTGACGGGCCTTCTTCGTATCCGAGAAGGAAGGACTGTCATGCGCAAGCTCCGCGACGCGGTGAAGGCCAAGGCCTCCGCCGTCGTCTCCAAGACCCGGGAGGTCGTCCGCACGGCCGCCTCCTGGCTGAGCAAGAACCGCGTCACCGCGCCGGTGGTCAAGGCCGCCCGCGTGGTCGTCAACGCCGTGACCGCAGCCGTGGTCGTGGTCGTGTCCCTGGTCGTCGGTCTCGTGGTGCTCGTCCTGGCCGCGGTGCTGATCGTCCTGGACGCCGTCGTCACGCTGATCCACAAGATCGTGACGCTGGTCTACATCACCGCGTCCGCCCTGCTCGGGCTGGTCCGCGACCGCAAGCACTTCCGCGACGAGCTCGCCCACGCCCGCGTGGTCCTCACGCACTGGTCGGTGGGCTCCTACCTGGAGGCCAACGAGATCCTGCTGGCGGACAAGCCGCCGGTGGTCCACGCCGTCAGGGTCAAGCGCAAGAACAAGCGCCTCATCATCGACGGTGGCCCCGAAGCGCTCCCGGCATGAGCGAGGTCACCCTCGAGGACGCCCTCGACGTCATCGAGTGGCTGGTGCGCCAGCACTGCTACTCGGTGGGCGACGAGTACGACACCGAGGCGCTGTCCACCAACCGCGACGCCTTCGAGCTCCTGGTCCAGGCCGGGCGCGCGGAGTACGTCGGGGAGCAGTACGGCCGTCGCGCGTTCATCAGGTTCAAGGAGGGGACATGATCATCGAGATCGCGTCGCACGACGTGGAGTGGATCAACGAGTCCAACGCGTGGCGCAAGGAGTTCGGGATGCTCAACACCCCGGAGTACTTCGTCTCCGACCGGGTGATGGGCAACGGGGTGGCCGTCTGGACCCTCATCCACCCCGACCCGGGCACGCCCGACACCCGGATCCTGGTCGCCCAGGATCTCAACGACGCCCTGACCGGCAAGGTCGGCCTGGGCTACGGTCTGGCCAGCCAGTTCTCGCTGGCCAACTACTACGACCTCTTCAACGACGACATCTCCGAGATCAAGGACTGGCTGTCCGACCTCGGGTGCTCGGAGGAGGAGATGGCGTGGTTCAGCCGGACCGACACGACCCGGATGGCACCACCGAACAGGAGATGAAGGAATGGAAGACATCAGCGAGCAGCTCGACGCGATGATCCAGGACCTCGACGAGGACGACCTCACCGACGCCCTGTCCCTGCTCGAGCGGATCGAGAGCTCCTCCGAGATGGAGGTGCAGGACGGCAACCTCGCCCGACTGCTGCTGCGCGCCTACGTGGCGGGCCGGGCCACCGCGCCCGACCGCAGCAACGACACGGACCTGCTGGTGGGCATCACCCCCGAGGACGCCGCGACCCTGGTCGCCGGTCTGCTCGGCGACGGGGCGACGCTCACCTTGTCCGTCGTCCGCCATGGTTAGGCGGCGGCACCCGCTTCCGCCAGTGCGGCGCAAGCATCCGCTGCGACGCAGGGACGACGCCCGGCGGCGCAACGCCGGGCTCAGCGTCCTGGTGGCTCAGACCTGGGACGAGATCGCCAGGATCCGGGCTGCTCAGGGCGACCAGGAAGGAGCCGAGCGCGCTCGCGTCTCGGCACGAGCAACGTCGCCACGGCGACGATGAGAGGAGTGAACATGCTGCGCGGCGCGCTGAAGTGGCTGGCCACGGTGATCGAGAAGGTCACCGAGGCGCTGGCCGAGTACCTGGACACCCCCGAGCGTGCTCCGCAGATGCTGCCCTTCGCGGAGTTCCCGGTGGAGAAGAAGATGGACGTGGCGGCCCGCAAGACCGTCGCGTTCGTCCTCTATGTGGTGGGCACGGCCATCGTGCTGGTCCCCTCGTTCTCCCCGAAGCTCACCCTGCCCATCGGCGACCTCATGCACCGCCTGGCCTCCCTCCTGGTGGCCGGGCTGTGATGGAGGAGGTCGGGGACGGCATCTTCTCGTTCACCACGTTCGAGGAGATGGCCGAGCACATGGAGCGGGCGACCCAGGCGGCCATCGCCGCCATGACCCCGCACCAGCGGGGCCTGCTCGACGGGCAGGCCTTCACCTGGTTCCGCTACTACCCGGAGATGGAGCCCGGCTTCACCATCTGGGGCCAGCGCAAGTCCCTGGCCGACCTCGCCGCGGAGTACGAGGCCAAGGCGAAGGAGTGCGAGACCAGGGACGACCCCGAGGGGGCCGAGGAGTGGCGGGACGAGATCGAGCGGGACAAGGAGAACCTCGCTCGCGGCTACGTCTCCGGTACCGCCTACTCCACCGTCGAGCCCGGCGGCGAGTACGGCGACACCCACGCAGCGAGCATCATCGGCGTCCCGGCCGAGTGGTTCCTGCTGGCCAAGATGCACCACTGGTCGCTGGGGGAGATGCTCCACGGCTCCGAGGAGAGCAGGCACGCCGCCGAGCTCATCATCGAGGCCTGGAACCTCAACCTCGCAGCACAGATCTCCCGCGAGATGGAAGACAAGGAGGAAGGAATGTGAGCATTCGGTTCACACGGGTCTGGGACGCCAACTCGTCGTTCCAGGCCCATGTGTCCGAAGACGTCACCTACGTGATCCTGCCCGTCATCGACGGCCCCCAGGTCCTGGGTTTCAGGATCTACGACCTGGTCACCGGCGAGCTGGAAGAGGAGGACTACGAGCGTCTGCACGAGGCCAAGGCCGCCGTGGAGGCGCTCGTCTCACGTAGGGGGACGTAATGCGGACATACGCGTGGGGCTTCGATGAGGGACCTCGGTTCACCGTCGAAGTGCCCGACGACTCGGAGCTGGTGACCGCCAGCACCACGTACGAGGACCTGCTGCACCCCTCGGGCCAGCGGATCCACCAGAAGATCCTCACCGTCAAGCTCTACTTCCTCGATGCGGAGGACATCGAGGACTCGGAGGAGTCCAAGGCCGTGCTTACCGTGATTGGAGAGAACGCATGAGGGCGAACGTCATCACGATCCCCTTCCCCTCGACCGAGCGGCAGTACCGCGACCTGTGCGAGCGGATCAAGGTCCACTGGCAGGAGCGGGTCAGCCCCACCGGAAGCGGTGGTGGCAAGGACGGGATGAAGCTCTACGTCGGCGTCGGCGACGTCGTGATGGACACCTGGGAGGAGGTGGAGCAGCGGATGAGCCCGGAGGGATTCTTCTTCCGGATCTACTTCAACTGGCCCACCACCGACATCCAGGACCGGATCGTGCGGGACCTGCTGATCCAGAACCTCGAGGTCAGCATCATCCCGCTGGTCTACTTCGACGAGATCGAGCTGGACGTCTCCAGCCACGACTGCTCGGGCGGGCCGGGCAACGCCCGCAACTGCGGTGTCTGCCGCTACTCCGAGGACCTCGACGTCATCGAGGCCTACCCCACTCGGAGCGCGAACGAGTCGATCCGGGAGTACGTCAGCCACCAGTAAGACCGACCGCATGAGGCATGGAACCCACCAGAGAGAACCAGGAGAAGGATCAGTAATGGACAAGTTCAGCATCGACAAGGCCGCGCACTTCGCCCAGATCGTGGACGACCTGACCAAGCTCGGGAAGGCCGGGAACGCCGGTGGCTACACCGAGCCGGTGATCTACACCCCGGGCGTGCAGATCGGCATCCCGGAGGGCATGAGCGACGCGGTCGCGATCGACACCCTGACCCAGTACGTCGCGGACAAGCGGACGATGACGACGGTGGTCAAGGAGGACTACGGCTACAAGCCCTGGGACGTCGCGGCCGCCACGGCGCGCGTGCTGGCCAGCCAGTTCGGCATCACCACCCAGCGGGGCCGCGGCTCCCAGATCGAGGTCCAGTGCGACATCGACAAGGTGATGTACGTCCCGTGGGGCGAGGTGCAGGTGCCGCAGATCAAGGCCACCATCACCATCGACTCCACCGACCTGGGCGACGGCATGGGCAGCGTGGGCCGCACCACGATCGAGCTGCCCAAGCTGTTCGAGGACGCCGCCCGCGGTGTGCACCAGCTCGTCGCCGCCGAGCTGGCCCAGCACTCCATCTACCGCGGCAAGGCGATCACGTCGGACGAGAAGCCCCGCTTCCTCAACCCCTACGTGACCGACCGCAACAACATCGTGTGGTCGCACTCGACCCGCGCGGCCCTCATGGGCTCGGTCATCAACGTCATCCGGCACTCCGACCGGGCCAAGGAGCGGGGCATCGACCTCAACCGCCCCGTGCTCTGGTACGGCGAGCCGGGCAACGGCAAGACCGAGACGATGAACATCGTCGCGCAGGAGGCCCTGGAGCACGGGTGGTCGTTCATCCAGTGCAACGGCACGCTGCGGGACCTCGTGTCCACGCTGCGCTACGCCCGCCGCCAGGGCCGCCACGTCGTCGCCGTCGAGGACTTCGAGCGCCTCATCAACGACGCCACGCAGCAGGACCGAACGGACCTGCTCGAGGAGCTCGACGGCGCGACCAGCAAGGGCAGCGAGGTGCTGCTCGTGGCGACGACGAACTTCCTGGAGGACCTCAACGTCCACCAGGCGGCGCGTCGGCGCTTCTTCAAGGAGATCCACTTCGGTCCCCTCGACAGCCAGGGCGTGGAGAACCTGCTGCGCATCACGCTGGCGGGCACGGCCGCGGCCGACGCCGGGGAGTCCATCCCGGTCGAGGAGCACAAGCGGACCATCCACGAGGACGCGGACTACACCACGATGAACTACGCGAAGGTGACCCGCGCCCTGGACGGCTGGGGCAACTCCTACATCCGCAAGGTTCAGGAGTTCGCGCAGAGCATCGCGCTGGCCCACGCCGAGCCGCACCTCACCACTGCCGACCTGCTCGACGCGATCGAGGCCTACACCCCGGACTGGCAGGCCTACCTGGCCTCCCAGGGCCGCGCGGAGGAGCGGACCTTCGAGTCCGAGTTCCGCAAGGTCGTCCGCGAGGAGGCCAAGGCGGGCAAGGTCAAGAAGGCCGAGGAGAACGCCCCCACGATGTCCTAGACCCGGTCAGGCTCGGTGGGGTCAGGCTTGGTGCGGCCCGGCGTGGAGCGGCTAGGCGTGACACGGCATGACAAGGCATGGCGTGCCATGGCAGGGCCTGGACCGGACTGGCAGGGCACGGCACGGGGGGGCGGGATCTTCGGGTCCCGCCCCTCTTCCCATCTACGAACGGAGAGACATGAAGAAGTTGATCATCCCGCTGCTGGTGGCCGCCGCGCTGCTGGCCGGGTGCGCGGACTCGTCCCAGCGCAAGGACGCCCAGGTGGCCAACGACCAGCTCGGGCAGTACCTCCAGGCGCAGCCGGTGCCGGTGTTCAAGTGGTCCCAGGAGCGGGCCACGATGGTCGCCATCATCAACGCCCGGGCGACTACGACGGCGACCACGACGTTCTTCTTCAACCAGGGCGTCAAGGACCCGATCATGTCCTGCCCGTCGATCGGCTACCCGATCGCATCCTCGACCCAGCTCACCAACCCCGACACCGAGGTGGGCGGGCAGGGCGCGGTCGTGGCGCAGATCGACCCGCCCGGCGTCTACACAGGGGACTCGACGGGCACCTACGTGCTCTGCACGGCCTCCTCGGGCACCCGCTACCCCTTCTACTGGGAGGGTTTCGTCGCTACGGTCGGCGGGGACGCTGTCTGGGACAGCGCGAAGGGCGAGGCCGTCATGCAGGGCGAGCCGACCGTGAAGGTGGAGACCAAGAAGTGAGCGGCTACGACAACTACGGCGACCGGCCGTCCAAGGACATGGCCCGCATCGTGATGTGGACCCTGTTCGCAGTGGTGCTGGTCGCGGCCGTCACGCTGCTGTGGGTCTACGTGGTGAGCCCGCTGCTGATCTCCCGCAACGCGGAGAACCTCCAGCGGACCTACGGGGCCCAGTCGGCGAAGATCGACGCGGCCCGCGAGGCGATCACTGCGGCGACCGTAGCCACCAACCCGGCGAGCAAGAAGGCGCTGACCATCCAGGCGTGCCATCTCATCGCCGACGTGAACGACCCTCCCGGAGACCTCGCCTCCTTCGAGGCGACCGACTGCTGAGCCACGGCGTGGCACGGCGTGGCCGGATAGGGCGGGGCAGGTCCAGCCCAGGTCTGGCAAGGCATGACTCGGCAGGGCATGGCACGGCATGGCCGGACCAGGACAGGCATGGAGGGGCTGGGCAAGGCAAGGCTAGGACTGGCCCGGCGAGGCGCGGTTTCGGCCCGGCAAGGCTAGGCAAGCCCCGGCAGGGCCGGGCTTGGCAAGGCACGGCAGGACGTGGTCATCACAACTCTGGAGGTCCCGATGAAGTACACCTGGTTCCCTGACGCTTCGCGGTTCATCGAGGAGTGGGGGCTGTCGCACGCCGACGTCGAGGACGTCGCCGATCACCCGACGACCGTCGCGGTCAACGCGCTCTCGGTGAGCAAGGGCTACCCGGTCGAGGACCGGCGGCGCGGTGACGTGACCGTCGTGGTCGGTCTCCGCGAGGAGCAGCCGTCCATCCTCTACGTCCGGGTGCACCTCCCGATCCACACCACCAGCGGCCTGGGCTCGCAGCAGCCGAGTGGATCGGGCTCCGAGCTTCCCCGCACGATGCGGGGGCTCCGATCCAAGATCGTGGCCGAGGGCTACCGGATCGAGGCCGGTGGCAAGCACGACCGGGTGCTCACCCCGGACGGCGACTTCCTCTGCGCGATCTCCGTGACGCCATCGGAGTACCGATCGATCGCCAACGACTGGCTGGCGTTCCGGCGAGCGGCGGACAAGCACGCAGTCAAGAGCCGCGCGCTGCGCGGTTCCCTCTACCTCGAGGAGACCGCCCCCTGACCTACGGCGCGGCTGGGTGAGGCACGGCCAGCCTCGGCGAGGCGTGGCTGGACAGGACAAGGCCAGGACGGGTTAGGCAAGGCAAGGCCAGGACAGGCGTGGCAGGTCTCGGCTTGGCAAGGCAGGACCAGCCTTGGTCGGGCTAGGCATGCACGGGTTCGGCGAGGCGCGGCGTGGCACGGCTGCGGGCCCCATCACCGCGGTGGTGGGGCCCTTTGCTGTGCCAAGGCGAGCCGGGACATGGCGTGGCTTGGTAAGGCGTGACACGGCGTGGCACGGCTGGATCTGGCCTGGCAAGGCGCGGCTGGGCAAGACCGGGCAAGTCTGGGCCCGGCAAGGCGGGCCAAGGCGCGCCGAGCCGTGGCGACGGCGAGGCACGGCAAGCCCGGGCGTGGCGAGGCAGGGCGCGACACGGCAAGCCCGGTCTCGGCGTGGCACGGCAAGGCAAGGAACCATCCATCGAACAGGAAGGCAAGGACAGAACCATGGCACGTACGAGCACGATGAATCAGGAGCCCGTCGCCCTCGGTGGTGACGTGAGCAACGCAGGGGAGAGCGCGATCCTCACGGGGGCGCCCTACATGGCGACGGTGACCATCAAGGGCACCGCGCCGATCCTGTTCCACCGCTGGCAGACCGACGCGGTGGAGGCCAAGGCGAAGGCGGCCAAGAACTCCACGGCCAAGAAGACCGACGACGTGGAGTCCTACGTCTACCGCGACGAGCAGGGCGTCATCTGCCTGCCCGGCGTCTACCTGCTCGGGTCGATCACCGACCCGCGCAATGGCGCGGCCAAGTACCGGCAGGACCCGCGGTCCCCGCGCAAGAGCGCGCTGGACCTCTACAAGGCCGGGGTCATCGCGATGACCGACCTCGCGCCGATCACCCGTGCCGACGGCGAGCTCGCCACGGCGTGGGACTACACCGACCGCCGCCGGGTCACCGTGCAGCGGGCGGGCATCACCCGCGAGCGCCCGGCGTTCGCGGCGGGCTGGTCGGCCACGGTCGACTTCATGGTCACCACGCCCGAGTACATCAAGCCCGCCGACCTGCTCGACGTCCTCACCAAGGGCGGCCTGCTGGTCGGCGTCGCGGACTACCGGCCCACCTTCGGCCGGTTCCAGGTGGTCAACTTCGCGGAGATCCCGTGAGCATCCACCTGCGCAACGGGCTGTACACCGCCTGCGGGCGGCAGGTCTCCGGCACCATCCGGGCCACCCAGGACACCTCGGCGGTGGACTGCTACCAGTGCCGTTCCACCAACGCGTACGGCGATCGTCTCCGCGCAGACCGGAACCTGACCGCCCCGCTCCTGAACAGCAACCTCACCGCCGACCAGCACGCCATCAAGGTGGTGCTGGACCAGGTGTTCGAGTCGGCCTACCGGGAGGCGGACGACCAGGGATACTGCGACGTCTTCGACGACATCGTGGGCGACATCACGATCCCGTCCTGGTACACCCTGCCTCCGCGCAAGAAGAAGTGGCGGATCTCGGCCCGCTACGACTCGACGGTCGACGCGGCCACCGAGGAGGAGGCCCTTCAGGTGATCGCCGAGAACCCCGGCGACTACCTCAGCGTCTACAAGGACTCCTGACGTTCGACACCGGCTCTATCGTGAGGGACAACCTCGAGGAGGACGCATGATCAAGGCCCTGGCCACGCTCGGTGTGGCCGCCCTGCTGACGCTCGGCACCGCCGGGACGGCCAGCGCGCACGAGCACCACCCCAAGCCGTCCTGCTCGCCGTCGGCATCCCCGACCCCGACCAAGACGCCCACCCCGACGCCGACTCCCACCGAGTCGACGCCGACCCCGACTCCCACCACGGAGTCGCCGACCCCCACGCCGACGACGCAGTCCCCGACTCCGACGCCGACGACGGAGTCACCCACCCCCACCCCCACGGAGCCCACCGAGTCGCCCTCGGAGTCTCCGTCCGAGTCGGACTCGCCCAGCGCGACACCGAGCGAGTCCACCGCAACGCCCACGCCGAGCGAGTCGAGCCCGTCCGCGACGGGGACCCCGACTCCCTCGGTCGACCCGTCCACGACCCCGTCCCCGAGCGTCACGCCTCGGGAGCTGGCGCACACCGGTGACGAGCCGGGGGTCGTGCTGGGGCTGGGCCTGCTCGCCCTGGGGATCGGCATCGTCTCTCTGCTCGTCACGAGGCGGAGCGGCAGCCACTCCTAGGCACGTCGCACGGACGTCAAGGCCACTGCGGTCCTGTCTCGCTTGCTCTCAACGGGACCGGGAACCATGGTGGGAGAGTGCGCTTGGAACCTTCCGCACGTAGACACCACCAGCGTCCTGAGACGACAGAGCCCCCCGGCCCCTTCGGGGGCCGGGGGGCTTTGCCATGTCCGGACTCAGCCGATGAGGACGTCCAGGACCGGAGAACCGGCCGAGGAGACCACGAAGGTGTTGCCCAGGCCCTCGACCTCGGTCAGGGTGATGACCGCTCCCGGCTTGAGCCGGTAGCCGGTGGGGGCCGCGGCCGCCGAGTACCCGATGAGGATGTCGTTGGTCGCGTCGTTGTTGCGCAGGATGACGTTGCCGCCCCCGCGCGGGACGTACTGGAGGATGTCGGTGACGCCCAGCCCGCTCAGCAGGCTGGCGGGCGTGGTGGTCACGGTGACCTGCTTGCCGAGTGCCATGGGTGCTCCTAGATGGTCGACCCGCGCAGCTTGTTGGCGCGGGAGATTGCGGCGATCTTGGCGGCCATCTTCTCGGGGTCGTTGGTCTGGACCGCGATGGTGGCGCCGGTGATGTTGTAGTTGGTGGTCGAGACCGTCCGGCTGTTCACCGTGCGGTTGTTGGTGGTGCGGGTGCTCACCGACGCCGGGGCGTTGCGGTAGCCCGAGTGCTCGCCCTGCGTCCCCGAGGAGTTGCTGGTCGCGTCCATCGAGGTGAAGAACTCCGGGAAGGCCGCCTTGATCGTGTTGAGCTCGTTCATGGTGATCTGGCCGGTCTTGCCCAGGTTGTTCTTCACCAGCGTCTGGGCCTTGTTGAACATCGTGGTGAAGTCCCCGACGTACTCCTTGCTCATCAGGTCCAGGTCCTCCTTGGCCCGGGCCTGCTGGGTCTTGCGCGCGGCGGCCATCCGGGCCATGCCCTTGTTGAACTCCTCGATGCCGCGGCTCATCGCGGTCTGGAAGTCCTTGGCCGAGCGGGTGTAGGACTGGTTGAGGTCGGAGGTCACCAGCGAGCTCGTCGCGCTCTGGCGGGACTTGGCCAGCGCGTTGAACTGGTTGATGTCGTTCTTGGTCATCTCCTGGGCGAGCTCCTCGACCTGCTGGGCGTTCGCCGGGTTGGCGAGGTCGAGCATGTCGATGACCTGCTGGCTCAGGCCGAGCTTCTTGAGCCTGCGCAGGTTGGCCACCTGCTGCTTGATCCGGCGGGTCTGGTCGGCCAGGTTCTGCTTGATCGTCCCGACGTCGGCGGTGTAGGTGGAGTAGACCCGCTGGAACGGGTTGTAGATCGTCTTGGCGGCGTCCTCCTGCATCCGCTTGACGCTCTTGTGGTAGTCCTCGTAGGAGTGCCGGGACTGGGTCTGGAAGTCCTCCTGGGCGTAGCCGCGCTGGCGGTAGTAGTCCTCGTCGCTGCGCTTCATCGACCGGGCGAAGTCCTCCTGGGCCTTCACCATGTTCTGGAGGTACTGGTAGTAGGACGCCTTCTGGCCCTCGTAGGCCTGCTTGGCCTCGATCTGGCGCTGCACGGTCTCGGTGGTGGGCGCCTCGTTCATCACCGACTGGTAGCGGGTCTGGGCCCCACGCAGCCGCCCCACCCGGCCCTGGTAGACGTCGGCGAACTGCTGGTCCACCCCGGCCAGCCCCTGGGCCTGCTTGGCGAGGTTGTAGAGCGCACCGTACTTGGCGTCCGGGGTGGACGCGCCCTCCTCGGCCAGGATGCCCTGGAGGATCGAGGGGATCTTGTTCACGTCGCCCTTGGCCTGCGCCTTGGCCTTGGCGTAGAGCTGGAGGGCGGCGTTGGCCAGCGTGGAGGAGTCCCCGCTGGTGAGCGCCTGGTTGAGCACCCCCGAGGTGATGTCGAACCCCTTGCCCTTGAGGCCCTTCACCGTGGGGTCCTCGCTGGACACCATGAGCTTGGGGAGGTTGCCCGCCGCGGCCTTGGCCGAGCCGAAGACGACGCCCTGGCCCTCCCAGGACTGCCGGTACTTCCCGAAGTCGGAGTCCGAGCCCTGGGCGGCGAGGAACTCGGCGGCCGAGCGGTACTCGCCCTTGCGCTGCATCATCGACGCGGCGGTGTAGTTGAAGTTGAAGCCGTACTGCTTCTCGATCTGCGCGATGGCCTCGGTGCGGTTGGCGGCCGCCGTCGGGCTGCGGTCGTCGGGGTTGGAGAAGACCTTGTCCAGCAGCGCGTAGAGCCCGGCGACCTTGGCCTGGTTGGCGGCCTTGTCGCCGTAGAGCGAGGCGTTGGCGGTGTACTGGCCGACCGCCCCGAGCCCCAGCTTCGTGCGCGCCTGGGCGTCGTCGCTGGCGTCGCGGCCGAAGAAGCTCCAGAACCCGCTGGAGGCCGACTGGTCGATCCCGCTGCCCATCGCGTTCGAGATGTCGTCGATCCCGAACTTGCCGCCGTTCATGTAGAGGTCGATCGCCTTGTTGCCCTCGCCGAAGGGAAGCGCGCGGCGGACGTCCTGCATCGCGGACTTGATGACGTTGGGATCGTTGGTGTTCAGCGTGCGCAGGTAGGCGGCACCCTGCTCGGCGGTGTTGATGCCCGAGGTGTTGGGGTTGGTGGTCTTGTTCCCCATGTCGGTCTTGGCCGCCCGGGCGGCCTGGGACAGGCTGGTCACCTCGGAGGAGGCCTGGAAGGCCGCGCTGGCCAGGTTGGCGATGTTGGTGGTCGCCTGCCCGAGAGCCGAGGTGTAGGGGGTGTTCTGGTTGTAGTCGGCCATCGTCATGCCCGCGATGCGCTGCTTGCGCTCGTCGTTGGCATTGAGCAGGTAGGACACGCCCATCGCCCCGGCCAGGCCCATCCCGATCGGGCCGCCCAGGAAGTTCAGCGCCGCGCCACCGGCCGAGCGGAGCAGCCCGCCGCCCATCTGGGCGAGGCCGCGGACGCCGCCGGTGGCCTGCGCCGCCACGAAGGCTCCGGTGGCCTTGGTGGCGGCGAACATGGACCGGGTGAAGCCGTCCGTGCTCATCACGGCACCCTTGAGCGCCGCCCCGAGGCTGATGCTGCTGCTGCCGCGTGCCCAGCCCTCGACCGGGGACTCGCGGTAGAACCGGGCCATGTCGTTGACGCCGACCGTCCACAGCCGCGGCACCATCCCGAGCGCGCGGTCCCGCATGCCGCTCACGCCGCCCCCGGAGGGGGAGAGGAAGCCGAGGTTGGACCCCAGCCGGTAGCCCAGGGACTCCAGGCGGCCCTGGGTGCCCGCCTGGTAGCGGTTGAAGTACTCCCCGGAGGGGGCGCCGCCAGCCCGGGCGCTGCCGAAGGCCTCGCCGAAGGCGCCCCGCGCCCTGGAGTTGCGCAGCCAGTTCAGCGCCGCCACCGGGGCCAGGAAGGAGCCGAGCTGGGCCATGATGCCCGCCCCGCCCATCGCGAGGCCGCCGACCCCGGCCATTGCCCCGCCCGCGGAGAAGACCCCGGTGAGCTTGGCCGCCTGGCCGAGCATGGTGTTGACGACGTCGAGGCTCTTGGTCAGCGGGGTGAGCCAGAACTGGCCGATCGAGGTGCCGATGTCCTGGGTGATGTTGCGGAGCTCCTCGAAGGCGTCGGTGAGCCCCTTGGTCGCCCCGTAGCCGGTGTCCGTGCTGCCGTCGCCGTAGCCGCCCATGGCAGTCTGGACGAGCTTCTCGATGCCACCGGCCTGGGCGGCCATCGTCTGCATCGCCTTGGCCGCGCGGGCGCCGTCGATGCCCATCCGGTCCAGGATCTGGATGGACTGCGGGCCGCCCTTGGCGATGGCGTTGAAGACCTCGAGCACGCCCTTGGTCGAGCCCAGCCGCTTGAACTGGTCGACGGTCACCCCGACGATGGAGGCGTACTTGGCCAGCCCCGGACCGCCCGACTGGGTCTGGCGGACGATGTCGGACAGCATCGAGTTGAAGGTGTTGGCGGCCACGTAGCCGTCGTTGCCCGCCTGGACGAAGGCGGCCGACAGGCCCAGGACCGCCTTCTCGTTCATCCCCGCCACGCGCGCGATGGGCGCGATGGAGTTGGAGAACTCCGCGACGCTCTGAGCCGAGACCCCTGCGGTGGCCGAGACCTTGAGCAGCGAGTCGGTGAACTTCTGCATCTGGGTCGCGCCGCCGTCCAGCGTGCCCATCTGGCGGCCCAGTGTGATCATCGCGTTGGCGATGCTGGTGGCGCTCTCCCCCGCCGCCTTGCCGGTCTTGAGGAAGACCTCGGTCATCCCGCCGATCTGGCTCTGGGCCGAGAGGCCCATCTTGGAGATGGCGGTGGCGGTCGCGGTGATCTCGCCGCGCGAGACGCCCATCTCGCGGGTGAGCTGGCGCAGCTCGGTGCTGACCCCGGACACCGAGCGCCCGGTGATGGCCGCCTGCGCGGACAGCGTGGAGAGCTGCTTCTCGTAGTTCGCGCTCATCGCGACCATCGAGCCGAGCATCGCCAGGTCGGCGGCCGCGAACAGCGTCATCTTCTTGCCGACGCGGCGCTGGAGCCCGTCGAGCTTGGTGGCCAGGGTGTCGACGGCGTGGGCCAGCGTGTTGGTGTCCTGGGTGGCCCCCTGGACCCCGGTGCGGTAGTCGCTGACGTCGGCCTTGATGTTGACGTTGGCGTCGCGGGACGCGTCCTGGCTCATGTCACCTCCTGGCGCGCGCGGCGGGCCTCGAGCATCTGGCGCTGGTGCTCGCGGTGGGCCGCCTCCATGGCGAGCTGGCGCTGGGCCGCGGCACGGGTGTTGGTGGGCTCCAGCACGACGTAGGTACCGGGCTGGTCGGTGCCCTGGTCATGCTTCACGTAGCACCCCTGACACAGCTTCTCCACCGGCTCGTAGGCATGGCGGGAACCACCCTGGAGCGGGTCCCACTCCCAGTCTGACGTGCCGCACAAGGAACACCGGTCGTTCTTGTGCCCGAAGAAGGCGATGGCCTTCGCCTGGTCCTCCGGGGACCAACCGAGGAACTCCGAGTGGGGGATGCCGTGCTCGGAGCAGATCGTCAGCTCGACCTCGAGCTGGCGGTCTCGCCTCAGTCGGTCCCGGTAGTAGGGACCAGCTCGAAGCCGCTCTGGCACAGGCCCATCGCGGTGACCAGCAGGCCGCCGAGCTCGCCGGAGGACCAGTCCGGGGACTTCCAGAGCTCGCGCCAGTCCTCCTCGGCGATCTTGGGCTCCACGACCACCCGGCTCAGCAGCGCGGGGGCGAGCTTGTCCTGGTCGTAGACGTCGCCCTTGGCGATGCCCTGCTTGGTCGGCGGGCACTCGTCGATGAGGGCGTCGAACTCCCGGCGGCTGATCGCCCGGAACAGGAAGGAGACCGGCTCGTCGGAGCCGGGGATGGTGACGGTGACCTCGCGCTCCGCACGCTTCTTGCCCTTGAGCATGTCCAGCGTGGCGCGCTTGGCGGCCTTGGACTGCTCGGTGCGGGCGGCGACGACCTCGGTCTCGGTGGGCATGGCGCTCCTTCGGTGGGGTTAGACCTCGACCGAAGGCTAGTTGGCAGAGACGGAGACTGTCTCCCGGCGCGCCGCGCGGCCTGCGGCCTGGCGAGCACGGAAGGAGGGGCCGCGACGACGCTTGCGGGCAGGCTGGAGCGGAACGCCCACGATCAGGGGGACCGGGGTGAACAGGATGCCGTGGCAGGCCAGCACCTCGTTGCGGCGCTCCGAGCGCAGCAGGACGTCCAGCTCGAGCAGCGTGATCATCTGCGCGGTCTGGGAGATGGGGGAGTGCAGGGCGAGGGTGTCGCCCGGCGTCAGATGGATCGCACCAGGGGAAGGCATGGCCCGGACCCTACAACACGAACGGCCCCCGAAGGGGCCGTTGTGTGGAAGCCGGGGTTCCTGTCTACCCGGACCGGGGGATAGGTGCTACAGCCAGTAGTTCCCTCGGACGACGACCTACCTGCCAGCAGAGGACTTTGGGCTTGCAAGGCCCCGAGCTTCCCAGCCCAGGGGCTGAGTCTTGTTCCCGGCCCTCAGCAGGTTGCCCTCGGGCCTGGCGTCGAATGTCCTCGGTCGTCTGCGTTACAGCCGCACCTGTAGGTGCTGTTGTTCCGCCACTTCCTATCCCGGGCGCCCCTGGGAATGGAGCAGAGCCTGCCGGAGAGTCGCCAAGGTGTCAAGCAGCACGCAGGGGCGGCGCAGCGTCTTCCCCAGCCGCCGTACCGCCCCTGCGATCGCTCCCCACCAGGGAGATCAGGTGACGACCGCCGCCTCGTTGGGCTCCTTGTAGATCGCGCAGGTGACCTGGAAGGTCTGGAGCGTGTTGTTGGCCATGCCCGCCATCGAGCGCGAGACCACGATGACCGGCCACACCTCGACGGTGTCGCCCGTGATCGGCTTGTGCAGGGCGCCCAGGCCGCCGAAGCGGCTGATGATGAAGAAGCCCTTGGTCTTGCGCGGCAGGGTGGTCCAGGCGGTGTCGGCCGTGTCGTCGCGGTAGAAGTCCGCGCTGAACTGTGCCGAGCTGGTGCCGACCGTCGAGGTCTCGAACAGGGTGTCGAAGCTCGGCGTGGGGAGCACGTTGCCCTGGGTGCTGGCCGTGATGCTCATGGTGAACGGGGTCAGGTTCACCGCCGCCGTCACCTCGGCCGCAGTGGGCACGAGAGCGGCAGAGGCGATGCCGCCCGAGCTCGCGAACGCGATGTAGCTCGCGTCGTTCGGGATGATGCGGGCCATGGATCAGTCCTCCTGCGGTGTTCCGCTGTCCTGATTCGATGATCCGGGGTCTGTCGAGTCTGCCGACTCCGGAGTTTCGATCGAAACCTCGGGCGCGGCCGGGACGACCTGGATGCCCAGGTCACCGACGGGCGCCACCTGCCCGGTCTGGATCGCGCGCTGCTCGAGCTCCCACTCGCTGAACCGACCGTCGTCCTGCACCGGAGGGCCCTCCGGCTTGTGCTCCCAGCCCAGCTCGGCCCAGGACTCCAGCGAGGTCCCGGAGACCTCGGACCAGCGGTCCAGCCCGGCGTGGTACACCCAGGTCTGCTCCTCGCTCACGACAACTCCCTGCTGACCCACACCTCGGCGGCGTCGGTCTGGATGTAGAAGGGCGGGTCGCTCTGATCCACCCTGACCACCCCGCCGATCGACGGGAAGGCCACCTTGATGATCTTGTAGTCCGGCCCCGAGGCGATCGGGACCACACTCCCCACGATCCCAGCGATGGCAACCCTGACGAGGTCGGCGAAGTCCTCGATCTGGGTGTTCTGGATCGCGTAGTAGTTCAGCCCGTAGGGCAGGTGCCAGTCGTCCTGGCCGTAGTCCAGCGCCCCGGTGGAGAAGCTCGCGGTCTGCGGCGTGATGACGGTGTAGGGGGTGAAGATGCTGTCCGGTCCCGCCGGGGCGCCGTCGCGCCAGCCGCCCTCCTTGGGCAGCAGCGAGACCTCGGCGGGGAAGTCCGTGGAGCGGGCGGCGGCCAGGACCGCCTTGGTGATCGGTCCGCGCTGGAGCGGGGCGTGGCTCATCCGTTCGGACCCTTCGTGATCAGCAGTGCGCCCGCCTCGGCGAGCCGGTCGGCCACCCCGGCCAGCTCGACCTCGACCGCGCGGCGCATGTAGCGCTTGGGCTTCACCCCGGGGTGCTTGACCTCCTGGGTGACCACCCGCCTGCCGTCCTTGGCGATGAAGGACAGCGCGGCGGCGTTCCGGGGCCGGATGACGTAGTACGGCCCGGGCCACTCGCCCCGCGTCGCGGTACCGAACTCCTGGTAGGGGCCGTAGGGCACGGTGGGGCCGATGGTCGCCTGGGCGGGGCCGGTGAAGGTGACGTGGATCGAGTCGCGCAGCTTTCCGGTCTTGACCGGGGCGAACTGGCGCGCGGAGTTGGCGATGCCGGTGGCGGTCGCCCGGATCACCTCGGCCGCGGCGCGTTCGATCCCCTGCCCCGAGGCGGCGGCCAGGTCGGCGGCCAGCGAGGTCAGGTCAGCGCTCGCGGCGGGCATCGAGCCACCTCGCGATCTGGTCGTAGGCGATGACGACGACGATCGCGACGCCGAACACCAGCGCGAAGGCGTAGGAGAAGGACTTGGTCCCCAGCCACAGCAGCTCGCCGATCACTCCCGGCCCTCCTGCTCCCAGTTGTTGGAGTCGCCCCAGGTCGTGCAGTAGAGCGCCCGGGTGCCCCGGATCGGGTTGCCGCCGTCCACCGAGACGACCTGGAACACCCGGCCCACCAGGGACGGGTCGTGCTCGCAGGAGGTCACGGTGACGACGTCGTCCACCCGCGGGACCAGCGTGGTCCAGGCCGGGGTCTCGGCCGGGATGGAGATGGTCGTGGTGCGCAGCGGGATGCCCGCGTCGCCGATCACGGTGTCGCCCTGGCCGCCCAGGGAGTGGATGAACGCCTTGCCGGTGTAGACCGGCAGCGCGGTGCGCCCGGTGACCAGCAGCGTGGTGGAGTCGTAGCGCGGCGGGGAGTCCATCCGGGTGATGGTCACGGTGGTGTCCATGTCCATCGTCGCGCGGCGCCGGGCCATCGCGCGCGCGTGCGCCACCCGGCTCACCACCAGCCTCCGGGATCGCCGTAGAGCGGGCTGACCGGGTCGGGGATGTCCGTGCCGCCGTAGTCCTGCCGCCCGGCGTAGCGGTTGTCGTGCATGCCCTTGTCGAAGGACAGCGGCTTGATCGACGGGTCGGGCTGCTCGTAGAGGTCGATGTCGCCCGCGTCCGGGCCGCCGATGTCCTTGCGGGCCTGCATCGCGCGCAGCCGCATGGCGGCCGCCGCCCACTTCTCCTGGAGCTGCTCGAGCGCGACGATGACCGCGTCGGAGGAGACGGTGACCTCGCCCGCGTAGCGCACCGAGAGGATCTCGGCGGCGGTGGCGGCGACCAGGATGTAGGAGGCGGTCACCGAGTACCAGTCCGCGATGAGGAAGTCGAGCTCGGCGTCGCTCATCTGCGGGTCGTCGGGGTCGGTGTCCTGGAGGTAGTAGCGGACCTGGTCGCGCGGGCTGGAGGACGGGTTGCCCGAGTAGGTCCAGGTGCCCTGCGCCACCGAGGAGATCTGGAGCACCAGGTACCCGGTGTTGGGCACGGTGAGGACCAGCCCGGACGGGTAGGTGACCTCGTACCAGGCGGCGTAGAAGCCCGCGGAGACGGCGGCGTCCGAGGCCGTCCAGGCGTAGTCCACCACGCCGCCGGTGGCGTCCACGATGGTGCAGTCGCCGTTGATGACGATCCCGCTGGCGCCCTGGGCCTTGAACTTCACCCCCGTCGCGGTGGCGAGGTTGACCGGCACGCCGTCGAGCTCGAGGGTGCGGCGCTGGACCGGCATGCGGTCTCCGGCGCGCATCAGCAGGTCAGGTGCCATGCCTTCATCGTCCCCTTCTCATCAAGGCTTGCGGGCCCGGCTGCGCCCCTGCGGACCGCGCGCGGAGGTGGTGGGCAGGTCCTCGCGGGCCGCCGTGGTCTCGCCCTTGCCCGAGGCCCGGGACCGGCCGCCGCCCAGCGCGGTGGTGATCCGTCCGGCGAAGGCGACGAAGGTCGCCAGCGTGCGGGTGGCCACCGACCCGGCGAAGGACAGGCTCGACGCCAGGAGGACCGGGAAGCGGCGCCCGAAGGTCCCGGTGAAGCTCAGGGCGGCCGAGAGCTGGTAGGGGAACCGGCGGGCGAAGCTCCCGGCGAACAACAGGGCCGCAGAGAGCGCCTTCCCGGTCCGGCGGGTGATCGTCCCGGCGAGGCCCAGCGAGGCGCTCAGCGCCCGGCTGGTGGCCTTGGTGGTGGCCCCGGTGAAGGTCAGGGTGGCACTCAGCGCGCGGGCGGGCAGACGGCGGGCGATCGACCCCGCGAAGGACAGCGCGGCCGCCAGGGCGACGGGGAAGCGCCGGGCCAGGTTCCCCGTGAAACCGACCGCAGCGGACAGCCCCTTGCCCGTGCGCCGGGTCTGGGCGCCGGTGAAGGACAGCGCGGCGGTGAAGGCGCGGGGGAAGGCCCGCAGGAAGGAGCCGGTGAAGGACAGCGCTCCGGCCAGTGCCTTGGACGTGCGGCGGGCCTGGGTGCCGGTGAAGGTGAGGGCGGCGCTCAGCACGAACGCGGTCCGGCGCAGCGCGAAGGCCCCGGCCAGCCCCAGGCTTGCAGCCAGCCGGGTCCTCACCGCCCGGGTCTGGGAGCCGGTGAAGGTGAGGGCGCCCGACAGGCTGCGGAAGAAGGTCTTGACCGCGGTGAAGGTGCCGGTGCTGGTCAGCGTCGCGGTGAAGGCGCGAGCGGTGCGCCGCGCGGTCGAGCCGGTGAACGTCAGGGTCGCGGCCAGCGTGGCCGGGATGCGGCGGGCGATGCTGCCGGTGAAGGACAGCGCGGCGGTCATGGTCTTGCTGGTGCGCCGAACCTGCGACCCGGTGAACGACAGCGACGCGGTGAAGGCGCGCTGGAGGGCCTGTGCCCCCTGGTTGATCGTCCCGATGAACGAGAGCACTGCGGCCATCGCCTTGCCCACCGAGCGCGTCTGGGACCCGGTGAAGGAGAGCGCGGCGGCGAGGCCCTTGCCGGTCTGCTTGGCCGCCACCGACCCGGCGAAGGAGAGCGCCCCGGCCACCGATCGGGCGACCCGGCGGACCTGGGAGCCGGTGAAGGACAGGGCGGCGGTCATCGTCCTGCCGACCGAGCGGACCTGCGACCCGGTGAAGGTCAGCGCGCCCGCCACGCCCTTGCCGGTGCGCAGCGCAGCGGAGCCCGCGAAGGAGAGCGCCCCGCTGGCCGTCTTGCCGGTGCGACGCACCTGGCTGCCGGTGAAGGAGAGCGCGCCGCTCAGGGCCCGGGTCAGGGCCAGCCCGGAGAGCAGGTTTCCGGTGAAGGAGAGCGCCCCGCTCAGGCTGCGCGCGACCCGGCGCACCACCGACCCCGTGAAGGAGAGCGCGCCGGTGAGCAGCTTGGCGACGTTCCGCGTCACCGATCCGGTGAAGGACAGCGCGGCGGTCATGGCCTTGGCGGCGCTGCGCGCCAGGGCACCCGTGGAGGACAGTGCGCCCGACACCGCCTTGGCCGTGCGGCGCACGACGGAGCCGGTGAACGACAGCGCCCCGGCCAGCGGTCGGGTGGTCTGCTTGACCTGACTGCCGGTGAAGGAGAGCGCAGCGGTCAGCGTCTGGCTGAACGCGTGGCTGCCCGAGATGAAGCTCGTAGCCACTGCCCCGGCGAAGGAAAGCGCGGCGGCGAAGACGCGCGAGGACTGCTTGGCCACCACTCCGGCGAACGAGAGGACGGCGGTGGTCGTCTTGGCAGTGCGCCGGGCCTGGCTGCCTGTGAAGGTCAGCGTCGCCGCCACGCTCTTCCCGGTCCGGCGTGCCTGGGCTCCAGTGAACGACAGCGCGGCGCTCAGCGCCTTGGGGAAGGCGCGCAGCACCGCCCCGGTGAAGGTGAGGGTGGCCGCGAGCGCCCGAGCGGTCCGCTTGGCCACCGCCCCGGTGAAGGACAGCGCGCCTGCGACCGCCTTGGAGACCGAGCGGGCGACGGCACCGGCGAAGGAGAGTGCGGCGCTCGTGCGCTTCTGCGTCTGACGGACCAGGGGCGTGCCGCCACTGAGCCCCGAGGTCCCCGCGGCGTAGAGGTTGGCGATCTCGGTCGAGGACAGCGCCCGGTCCCACAGCGCCCACCCAGCCTGGGTGCCATCGGTCGTCGCCGAGGTGTCCCACTGGTGGTTGAGGTAGATGGTGGACTGGGTCCAGGCGCTGGCGGGGGTGGCGCCGACCGTGCCCTCGGACGCCCCCTGGACGTAGAGGGTGACGAACGAGGAGACGCCGGTGAGGTTGTTGATCGTCCCCGCCACGAAGTAGGTCTGCCCGGTCGTGATCGTCGTGGTCCCCGTCGCCACGCGCCAGGCGCCCCCGTCGAACATGCCTGCGGTGAAGACCGAGCTCCCGCCGCCGCTCGCGTGACCGACCCAGAGCGGGATGCTCGACCCCGACGCCCACCCCAGACCGCAGAGGAACGGGTCGGCGGCGTTGTCGGTGCACTTCCACCAGCCCGCGAACGTCAGCGCGGTCCAGGACGCAGGCGCGGACGTGGCCACGGTGGCGTAGGTACCGCTGCTCGACGGGAACCGGACCGCGCCGCCCCCGCCGCTGTAGATCGCCGCCTGCCCCAGGGTGGGACCGCTCTGGTAGGTGCCGTTCGTGCCCAGGGACCCCGAGTCCGTCATGGTCGTGCCGGACGGCTCGTCCATCTTGTAGAAGAACTTCGGGGCCAGCGCCAGCACCGCAGCGTTGTAGGCGATGGAGTTGAAGGACAGGGCGCCGCTCAGGGACCGGGAGAAGAAGCGGCTCGAGGCGAACGAGCCGGTGAAGGAGAGAACTCCTGCGACGGTCTTGGCCGTCCGACGGGCCTGGGCCCCGGTGAAGGAGAGCACTCCCGCCACGGCCTTCCCGGCACGGCGGGTCTGGCTGCCGGTGAAGGACAGCGCACCGGCCAGGGCGCGACCGGGCAGGCGCAGGAAGGCACCGACGAAGGCCAGCGAGGCCGCCAGGGCGCGGGCGGTCCGCTTGGCCGTCGATCCCGTGAAGGACAGGGCGGCGGCCGCCAGCGTCTTGGCCGTGCGGAAGGCGTCGCTGCCCGTGAAGGAGAGCGCGGCGGTCTGCTTCTTGGAGACCTGGGTCTCGAGCAGTCGGCGCATCGAGACGTTGTCCACCCAGGTGAGCTCGCCCCCGGTGGTCGCGTCGGCGTTGATGAAGCCCAGGAAGGCTCCGCCGCCGGTGAAGCCCAGGCCGCCGGTAGGGGTGATGTAGCAGCCGATGGTCTCCCAGGTGTTGGCCGTGCCGCTCGTGGTGGCCGACAGCCCCGGCGCGGCGGAGATGAACAGCGCACCGAACAGGTCGGCGAGCTGGACGCGCTTGGTGGTGTTGCTCCGGACCCGGGCGGTGACCAGGTAGACGCCGTTGTCCAGGATGTCGGGCGGGATGTTGGTGATCACGGCCGCGCCGGAGTTCCCGGCGGACGCGGCGGGCCAGGTGAGCTGGTAGGAGTAGGTCCCGGTGTCCACCTGGGCGGTGGACTGGTCGAACGCGGTGAGCGCGGTCAGCCCGATGATGGCCCCGGTCCAGCCCACACCGCCCTCGTGGGCCAGGTCGTACTCGGCGGTGCGGTCCTTGGTGCGGATGGCCTGGTTGAACTCCAGGATCGAGGACAGCGCCTGGTTGTAGTTGTTGGCGGTCGCGGCCGGGAGGATGGCCACGCCGATGGCCGCGTGCTCGTCGGAGGCGGCCCAGGACCACGACAGGTTCTGGTCGGTGTAGCGCCACGAGCAGACGTAGGACATGTTGCTCGACGTGCCGCAGATGTAGCTCGCCAGGTCGAGCTGGGTGACGGCCCGGGTCGCTCCGGTGGTGGACCGGGCGGACTCGATGCCCAGGAACAGCGCACCGGGGACCAGCGTGGGGGTCAGGGTGTCCGACGTGCCGGTGGTTGCCGCGTTCTTGATCGCGGTGGCCAGCGGGGTGGTCGCGCTGGCCTTGTAGAAGGAGACCGCGGTGGCGGCGGTCGGGATCACGCCCGAGTTGGTGACCACCACGTTGCCGGTGGCGGCAGTGGGGCTGGTCAGGTACCAGACCTCAGCCCGGCGGTTCGACGCGTTGGCCGAGGAGAGAACGGTGTCCCACTTCGTCAGCGCCGTCCCGTTCCAGGTGACGCCCGTGGTGGTCTGCGCGCCGTTGGGTCCGGTCGCCACCTCTACCACGACGAGGTTTGCCCCGGTCGGGACGGTCAGCGACCAGCTCGCGGAGTTGGTCGAGACCCCGGAGGGGTAGGAGGAGAACGAGGCGATCTCGACGGTCTCGTGCAGGAAGCCAGTCCCGTAGTAGGCCTCCGGGACGGAGAGCGGGTACCAGCCCGCGTACTTGAGGGTCGGCTCGAAGACCTCGCGGAGGGCCACCGCCTACCCTCCCTCAGTACGTGTAGACGATGCAGTACCCCGCGCCGCCTGTGCCACCAGCCCCGCCGAGACCGGGGTTCATCCCGGCCCCACCGCCGCCGCCACCACCGCCGCCCACGCCACCGGCACCACCTGCACCGCCAGAGGTCGAGGCCGTGACGGTCGTTCCGCCACCACCGCCGCCGGAGCCGCCACGGGCCGACGTTGCGCCAGCACCGGCAGCACCCGCGGTCGGGGATGCACCATCGGTGCCGACAGAGCCGCCACCGCCAGCCGCGTAGGTGCCGCCGGAGTTGCCGCCCGCGCCGCCCGCGACGTTGGACGGGGTTGCGGAGTGCGAACCGCCTGCCCCGCCACCGCCACCGCCACGGAGCGAGGAACCACCGAGGGACGACGCCACCGGGGTAGCCGCGATGCCCGCGCCGCCTGCGCCACCACCTTCAGCGTTGGCGGTGGTGGACACAGCAGCAGTTCCGGTGACCCCGGCGCCACCCGTTCCGTTGGTCGCGGCAGTGGGCAGACCGCCCGTACCACCAGCGGTCGTGCCCGTGCCGCCGGGACCTCCTACACCGCCACCACCGCCGCCGCCGGTCACAGCAGCGGAGATCGCGCCACCGGCGCCACCTCCGCCGCCGTAGGCGGTGAGGAATGAGCCGAACGTCGTGTTGCCCCCGACACCGCCGCTTCCGCCCGCGGCACCAGCCGCGCCGGGTGCTCCTGCGGTACCCCCTGTGCCCACGGTCACCGTGACGGTCGCGCCGAGATCGGACGCGGCGAACACGCCGCGGCGCCATGCACCGCCACCGCCACCGCCGCCGCCCTTGGCGACGACTGCCGTCGCCAGCGAGGCACCCGCACCGCCACCGCCGCCTGCGCCGATCGCCTCCACGATGACGACCTGGGCGCCCGCGGGCTTGGTCCAGGTGCCGCCCGTTCCGGAGAACACCTGGACGTTGGCGATGCCCGCGTCGCCGGGCGCCACCGGGAGCCCCGCGGCGTTGAACCGGGCGAAGCCGGTGGCTTCGTGGTAGTGGATCGCCTCGCCCGCGGCCAGGGTGGTCTTGTAGACGTCCTGCGCGTTGGTGCCATCGGTGTGGGTGACGGTGATGTCGTTGGCCACCGAGGCGTGGACGTTGCGGATCAGCAGTGTCTGGACGGTTCGGTAGGTCGAGGCAGCCGGGGAGCCCACCACCGTCGTGGTGGTCGCCGTGGTGATGGCGGCCGTGTTCGTCCGGCCCGGAGTGATCGCCCCCGCGGCGTTGTCCACCCAGGACGCGTGCACGTCGACATCGCCCGCCGCCGACGTGGTGACGCGGAGCAGGTCCGAGGTCGAACCCAGGATGAGCATGTGGCTCCTCCCCGGAGCGGGAGGAGGATCAGCCGCCCGAGTTGATGGCGAGGGTGTAGGTGAACTGGATCGAGTCGCCGTTGTTGACGTTGATCGCCGCGAACTGCTTGCGGTCCCAGAGCACCGGCTTGAGCGTGAAGGCCTCGGTGCCGCCCGGGGTGGTGGCCGCCGTGCCGTCCGCCTTCTTGTACCAGGCCGGGATAGTCATCACCGAGGTGGTGTTGGACAGCACCAGGCCGTAGGCGTCCGTGGTGCCCGAGGCGACGATGAGGGACTGCGGGGTGCCCTTGACCGTCGTGCTCGACGCCGTGTACGGCGTGCCCGTCGCGGTGGCCGAGGTGGCGGTGGTGGCGGTGAACGGCGTGCCCGTGGTGGCCGAGAGGGTGGCCGCGTTGTGCAGGCCCCACTCGGTGATGGCCAGGGTGCTGGTGTAGTTGACCGTCGCGATGTTGCGGTAGGACTGCGAGTTGGCCGCCGAGACCAGGCTCTGCGCGCCGGTGACGGCGGTGGTCGTGGTCGGCGCGGCCAGGGTCTGGAGCACCACGTCGGTGGCTGCCGCGGCATTGGTGCCGGTGCCGGTCGCGTGGAAGTTGGCCAGCGCGAGAGTGGCCTGCGGAGCGGCGGAGACACCGGCCCAGGCGAAGTCGTTGGCCATCGACAGGACGCCGACGTTGGTCACCGCACCCGAGCCGAGGTCGTACTCGTGGATGAGCTTGCCGTCGCCGTCGAAGTGCCGGGCGGTGGTGTTGGTCGAGAACCACTCCTTGGAGAACAGGGTGGACTCGCCCTTGTCCTTCGTGAAGTAGATGCGACCGAACGGCGTGCGGATGCCGCGCGCCTTGTGGAGCTTCGGCGAGCGCAGGACATCGGCGACCAGGTCGCCCGACATCCCGACCGTGGCGTCGATGCCGCTCATGTGCTTTCTCCTTCGTGAGGCTCTGTCTCGATCGTAGGTAGCCCGGCAACCCTCACCGGTAGCGGTACTTGGGGTCCTTCTTGACGTGCTCGAGATGGGCACCCGCAGCAACCCCGCCGCCTGCGGAGGCACCGGCCCCGGCCAGGGTGGACGCGGTCCAGCCGCGCAGCGTCCCGCCGGAGATGTGGTGACCGGCGACCTTGATCCCCTCCTTGAGGGGCTTGAGCTTGCGCCCGGCCAGTCCGGCGGCGGCCAGACCCACGGCACCGCCTGCGGCACCGGCGCCGATGCGGGCGGCGAGGTTTCCCCCGGCCGCGCGGTACTTGTGCCGCTCGGAGCGGTCGTAGGCCTTCACCGTCGACCCAGGGAGGATCGGCGTGAGGTAGTCGGGCACCGTCTTGCGCTTGGCGATGACGTGCTCGACCCCGAAGGCGTTTGCCATGGTCAGTCCATGTCGCCGGTCTGGGCGCGCTTGATGCGGTCCTTCCAGCCCTGGCCCATCCGGTTGCCCGCCTGTCCGCTGTTGGCGACCCGGCGCCGCAGGGTCTCGGGGTCGTCCACCCAGCGGACCCCGCCGGAGGCCTTGGCCTCGGGCTTGAGGTCGGTGTTGTTCCGGAGTCCCTTGCGGCCCGCCTTGGCGTTGGCCTGGATGAGCTTGAGGCCCTGCTTGGCGCCCTTGGCCTTGGAGATGCCCGAGTGCTCGACACCGAAGGGGTTCATGACGCCGCTGCCTTCTTCGCGGGGGCGGGGGTGGTCTTCTTCGCGACCGTCTTCTTGGCCGCGGTCTTCGCGGGGGCCTGCGCCTTGGGCTTGAACTCGTCGGGGACGATCTTGTCCCGCGGGCCGTCGCCGACCCAGACCACCTTGCCCGAACGGATGATCGACTCCGGGCGGGGGAGCAGGGACATGTCGACCTCCTCGCCGATTCCGACCTTCTGGCCGTGGACGGTGAGGGGGCGGCGGGCGACGTAGGGCATGGGTGCTCCTAGATGACGAGGGGACCGAAGACGTGTGTCCCCGGTCCCCTCATCCTGGCTCAGACCGAACGGTAGATCTTGTAGGACCAGGTCTTGGCCGTGCCGGTCACGGTGCCCGCGGTGGGGTTGTACCAGTTGATCTTGGCACCGCCGTTGGTGGCCGTGACGCCGCGCGGGACGATGCCCGCCTCCAGCGTGTCCGGGGGCTCCAGCACGACGATGTCGGTGCTCTTGGCACCGGCGATGGTGATCGTGCTGGTGGTGATCAGACCAGTCGTGAGCGACGGCGGCGTGATCGAGATCGTGCCGCGCAGGATGTGCGGCCCACGAGCCGGACCCTTGCGGTAGCCGAGCGAAGGCATCTGTCCTCCTCCTAGAGGTCAGGGTGGGGAGGCGGGCCCGGAGGCCCGCCCCCGCCATCCGTCAGGCGACCGCCGAAGCGACGTAGACGCCCATGTCGGCCGCGACCTGCTTCATCGAGTAGGCCATGCCGCCCTCGATGGTGTCGGACTCGATGTCCTCCTCGCGGTAGCGCTTGATGCGCATGCCCTGGTCGTTCCCGGCGTAGCCCTTCCAGGTGAAGGTGTAGCCCGCCGTGGGCTCCATGAGCGAGGGGGTCTCGGTGACGTAGCCGAAGAAGCAGCTCTTGCCCGCCGAGTCCGCGATGAAGGAGTAGGTCGCCGCGGCGTCCTGGTCCTCCGGGTCGTTGATCTGCGCACCCGAGGCCTGGGTCGCGTACATCGTGAAGATGCGCGGGATGTCCAGGAGGGAGGCGAGCAGGTCGTCGGTGAGCACACCGCGCTGGGTGTACTTGATGCGGTCGATGATGTCCGGGTGGTTCTTCAGCGCGAGCCGGACGCGCGGGCCGAGGACCAGCGTGTTGGCGTCGAAGCCGTTGAGCTCCCGGAAGTTCAGCTTCCAGGTGGCGATGTCGTTGAGCGGGTCGCTCGCGGCGTCGTTCCACTGGAGGAACTGGTTGGTCGACGGGCCGCTCGCCACGCCGGTCTGGGTGACGGCCCAGCCCGAGGAGGACGAGAGGAAGGTCGACACGAAGTCGAGCTCACGGCGGAGCAGGAGCTGGTTGGTGACGAACTCCGTGGCCTCCTTCTCGAGCTTGAAGTTCGAGTCGGCGTTGGCCCGCGTCTGGTCGTCGATGGGCTTGGCGACCGAGTACACCTGCGCGTAGTAGGTGTCGGCCAGGGTCTTGTAGTAGCTCCGCACAGCGCGGGTACCGGGCGCGCGCTTCTGCGCGTCCGTACGACGCCAGTCGGACTTGGTGTACTTGTGGTACAGGTCCGACTGCTTCATGACGGGGACCACCGGGAAGACCTGGGTGGCGATGTAGTCCGTCTTCTTCGGGATGTAGGCGACGCTGACGTTGGTCAGCGGAGCGTTGACGTGAAGATCGGACTGCGTGGGGTTCGGCATGGCTTACTCTCCCTCTCAGCCCTTGACCCGGAGCAGGACGGTTGCGATGTTGTCGGCCGTCGAGGCGCCGACCAGGCAGACACCCACCACGAGGGCGGCGTCGGCCGGGAGGGTCGCCACGATGCCGCGGCCGGAGGCGTCGACCTTGACCGCGTTGCCCGCGGCCAGACCGCCGGAGCCGACGCGGACCTGCGAGACGCCGCTCGTGGCGACGGTGCAGGCGTTGCCGGTGTACTGCGGCTTGTTCTGGAGGACGCCCACCACGACCTCGTTCGCGGCGGCCGTGGCCAGCCCGCAGGTGCGGGTGCCGGTGACCTTCACGAACTCGTACTGGTGGCCGCCGTGGTCGGCCGGGGAGCCGGGGAGACCCGACACGCCGGTGTAGACCGCGAGCGAGGCGTCCGCGTCCAGGGTGATGGACCGGATGCTGTCGTCGAATGCCATGACCTACCCTCCTCAGCCCTGCGCCTGGGCGGCCAGGTACTCGTCGTAGGCGTCGGGGTTCTGCTCGAAGAACTCCGCCACCGCCATGCTCCGGTCGACCTTGCCGCCGCTCTTGGAGATGGCCGCGTCGATCGCCGCGTCGACCTGGGACATGACGTCCACGTTGTCGCCGCCGCCGATGAAGCCGACCTCCTGGAACAGGGCGTTGCCTGCGCCGGAGAGCGCCTTGTGGATGACCGCGCAGTCCGCGTCGCTCATCGTCTCGGCCATGCGCATGAGCACCGGGCCGAGGGTGTTCGGGTCGGTCGGGATGTTGTAGCCCTTGGCGACCTCGACGTACTCGCGGGTGAGGCGGATGTTCTGCTCGGCCTTGGCGATCTCGGTCGCCGCCGCGAGCTGCTCCTCGAGCTCGGCCACGCGGCCGAACGCCTTGGAGATGACCTCGTCGCGCTCGATGTCGGTGATGCTCTTGGAGAGCTCGGAGCGGAAGGCGTCGAGGTCGAACGACTTGCCGATCAGCTCGGGCTCGCGCTCCTCCACCGCCTCCGTCTCGTCGTCGGCGACGACCTCGAAGGCCTCGCCGTTCGCGTCGTAGACGGTCATGCCGAGCTCGAGGGTCTCCGGGTCGACCGGGTTGCCCTGCTCGTCGTAGATCTCGGGCACGTTGTCCTCCTCGGGGGCCCGCTTGGCGATCGCGACCCTGGCACCAGGAGCAGCAGGCACATCGACCAGGGAGATCTCGTCGATCTCCATGTCCACGACCTTGGCGCCCCTGCGAGCCATGACGACCGCCTCCTTCATGACCATCGTGGGGGCACCCGCAACGGCCATTTAGATGCGAACGTCAGTAGCGGTGCTCCCACCAGCCGTTGTAGGACGCTCCACCGCGGCGGCGGTGCCGCTCGACGGCGTAGGAGCCAGCACCCAGGGCGGCCGATGCGCCGAGCGCGACGGCGGCCTTCTTGCCCGAGCCCTTGGCCTGGGCGAGGCGGATCTTCTTGTTGGCCAGGTGCCCGCGGGCGACCTTGACCTCGCTCTTGGCGCCCTCGCGCCAGTTGTAGGCCTGGACCCGGGCCCCGCGGGCGCGGGCGGCCGAGCCGGACTTCTTGGCCTTGGTCTCGCGCGCGGCGTCGGCGAGGTGCTTGTCACTCTGCGCCTTGCTCTCCCAGGCCCCGCCGGTGGCCAGGCGCGCCTGGTTGCCCTCGCTGCGGGCCTGCACGAGCCGGTAGCCGCCCATCGTGGCGTGCGCGCCCGCGGCACCCGCAGCACCGCCCGAGGCGACCGCCAGGCCGCTGGCGTAGGCCTTCTGCCGGTTCTGCCGGTTGCGCTCGGGGTCGTAGGCCCGCTTGACCAGGGTCACCTTCTTCGGCTGCTTGGGCATCTCGCGCTTCCTCGCTTCCTCGCTCTGGATCCGGGCGAAGTTGAAGCCGCCCACCCCGCCGATGCCAGCACCGACGATGCCGGTGTTGACCGATGCCGCACGCAGCTTGTGCGCGACGGCCTTGCCCTTGCGCCCGGCCACCACGCTCGCGCCGAGCAGCCCCAGCGAGGTCAGGCCCGCGGTGGAGCCCGCCTGGGAGATGTGCGCCTGGATCCGCTTGCGGCGGGAGAGCTGCTGGTCGGTCAGCGGGGTCTTGCGCTTGGCCAGCCGGTACTTCTCCGGGTTGAACATGGTGAGCTGCTCCGGCTCGGGCCTGGCCTCCTTGGGCACCCGCTGACCACCGCGGGAGACCACGTAGCCGCCGTCGAGGTGGATCTGCTTGGTGACGGGGTCGTACTTGACCACCCGGCGGTTCTTGCCCGCATGGTAGATCGAGCGGGGCAGCGACTTGCTCACCGGCTTGGCGATCCACTCGCGCTGGCGCACCCGCTTGTTGGCGCCCGAGATGTTGACCGCCTTGGCCGAGCCGGGCTTGAGCCGGACCGTCTGGTGCTCGCCGTGCACCGAGGCGTGGTCCAGGCCCTGCGAGGTCAGGTACTTCGAGCGCAGCTTCTTGGGCACCCCGACGCCCTTGAGCTGCATCTCGACCAGCCGGGCGTTGGCCTCCTTGGACTCGCCGAAGCGCCGCGCGAAGGACTCCTCGGTGGTGAACGAGGTCGGAGAGCCGTCGAACTTCTTCCCCTTCACCTGGCCGCGGTAGAGGGTCTGCTTGTTCTTGGGGGCCTGGTCCACCGCGCGGTCCAGGATGCGCCGGTGGATGCGGTCCTCGACCTTGCGCGGGCGCAGCACGACCTCGTGCGGACGCACCTTCTTGCCGGGCTGAGCGCTCTTGATCTCCTTGGCCCCGCGGAAGGTGTTGGCCCACCGGTCGGCCGTCGGGTTCATCCGCCGGACGTCCTTGTTCGCCTTCACCGCGCGCTGGTAGGCGCGCTGCTGCGCACCCACCTGGGCGAAGGCGCCCTTGGCGTCCCCGAAGTGCATCCCGGGCTCGGCGCCCTGGTGGTGCTCGAGGGTCTCCACCAGGCCCTTCATCCGACCGGGCTTGCCCAGCACCCGGGCGTTGTTCGCCGCGCGCGCGACGCGGTAGTACGGCCTGCCTGCGACGCCCACGGCGAGGGCCCCGGCGGCGGTGGCCTCCGGGTGCTCCTTGATCGTCTGGCCCGCCTTCTTGGCGCGGAGGCGGAACCCGCGGGCGTCGGACATCAGCGCTCGGGCTTGTAGTGACCCATGCGCTGCGCGCGCTGGGTGCCCTTCACGCCGCCGTAGATGGACGACCCGGCCGAGATGGCCGCACCACCGGCCAGCGCCGCGATGCCCGCAGGCTTGGTCGCGTGCGCCATGCCAGCGGTGGTCAGCGGAGCGGCCGCGATGCCGCCCGCCATGCTGCCCACCACGCGACCGCCGATCTCGTTACCCATCGCGCGCAGCTTGTGGCCCTTCTTGCCCGCCGCGGCGCCGTGGTAGCCGGGGAGCAGCGTGCCGAGCGCCTGACGGCCTGCCGAGGCGGGCTTCTGCTTGGTGGTGGCTGCCTTGGAGATGGAGTCGCCGTGCTCGACCCCGAATGCGGACTTGGCCATGATCTCCTTCTTCCGGGCGTGGTTCGCACGACGGCGCTCGTTGATCTTCTTCTGGTGGTAGGAGTTACGGGCCCCAGCCGCGCCGTAGGCGGTCGCCTGGGTCGCGAGACCGCCACCGATCAGCCCGGCGACGACCTTGGCGCGCCCCGACCCCTTGCCGGTGACCGAGGCCTTGACCGCCTTGCCCGCGGCGCGCGGGAGATGCTTGCTGCTGCGGTTGAACATCCGCTCGAGCTTGTAGGTGGACTGAGCGCGGTCGATACCGCGGGCCACCGAGCGCTGCGCCTCCGGGCTCGCCGCGAGGTAGGTGCCACCAGCGAGGGAGGCCAGCGACCCGGCCGCACCCACCTGGGCGGCGTGCTTGCGGTTGCGCCGCTGGGCGGTCTCGCGCTGGTCGATGGTCTTCCAGTCCCCGGCCTTGGAGACCTTGCCCTTGCGGGGCTTGATCTGCCCGGAGAAGAAGCCGACCTTCTCGTTCTTCTTCGCCCGGCGGATGTGGCCCTTGGCCTCCGCGCGCTTGAGCGCCTTCTTCTGCGCCCGGTTGGCGACCACGGTGGTACCGGTGGCACCCCCGACGTAGGAGCCGATGTTCGCCCCGACACCCGCGCCCGCGCCGGTGCCGATGATCGCCCCGGTCTTGCCGCCCCGAGCCGCCCCGTACGCAGCCCCTCCGACCGCACCGGCCGCCGTGCCCGCCGCCGTGCCCAGTCCGGTGTGGCGCAGGTAGGTCCCCCAGTTCTCCTTGCGGTTGACCCCGCGCGGGGAGAAGAAGGCTGACTCGCGCCGGTAGTCCTGGGCGTAGGCCTTCTTGCCCTCCTTGGAGGTGTATCCCAGCGGGCCCTTCTTCTCGCGGTCCTCGCGGAACTGCTTGGCGTCGCGCTGGCTCTCGTTGAGCTCGCGGATCGTCTTCCCGGTGGCGGACTTGGCGATCTGGTCGCCGTGGTCGACACCGAAGGCGTTGGCGGTCATGCGGGCACCTCGACAGGGACTCGGACACCGGATCCGTGGATGGAGAACGCGGGACGCTTGCCCGCCTTGACGTCCGCCCACTGGGCGTCGTCGTTGACCTTGAAGCCGACCCACCAGCCCAGCGGGAGCTGCTCCTCGGTGAGCCCCCAGGCGTCGAGCTTCTCCTTCGTCACCACGATGGACTCGACCAGGTCGGCGGTGTGCAGCGGCTCGTCCTTGACGCCGAAGGCGTGCTTGGTCACCCGGCGGTGCATGTCCCCGCCCTTGCGCGAGTGCAGCATGTAGCGGTACGCCGCGTCTTCGGTGGTCTCGATCGGGACGTAGTCGCCCTGGAGGTCGTAGACCTCCTGGCCGTTGACCTTGGAGATCGAGCACCAGCCGAACACCAGCCGCTTGTCGGTGTCGACCTTGGAGATGGTCGCGCGCCACTCGACGTCGTCGGCGGACTTGGCCACCTTGGACTGGCGGTGCAGCGCCCGCGCGGCGATGGCGTCCCCGGCGAGCTCGGCGGTGTGCAGGCCGCCCCAGGCCCCCGCCACCGCGAGCGCCGAGCGCGTGGGGTTGTCCACGATGGGCCGCAGGATCTTGGCCTTGCCCGCCACCCGCGCGAGCTTGCCCGGGGTCTTGACCGCCTCGTGCTTGCCGGTCTTGACCCCGCTCTTGGCGGTGTGCGCGATGTCCTTGCCGGTGAGGTAGAGCGCGTGCGCCCCTCCCGCGGTGGCCACGGCGTTGAGCACCTGGCCAGTGCGGACCTCCTTCTTGGAGCCGCCGGTGGCCGTGCCGCTCTTGACGACCGGGCCCTTCTGCTTCTTGGGCGCGACCTTCTGGGCCCCGACCACCGCCGCCGCACCGACGCCAGCACCAGCACCGGCTGAGAGCAGGTGGCCGGGGATCTTCTTGGGCTTGGGCACCACAGCGTCGACCTCGGCCTCGATGCCCTTGGACTTCTTGGGCTTGACCGGGATCTTCGCGCTACGCCCCGCTGCGGCGTGACCGGCGCGGGCGACGTTGACGGCTCCGGCGGTCTTGGCGTTCTCCACCGCCGCTGCACCCTCGCTGGAGTGGCGGCCCCACTGGCTGGCCACGCTGGCGACGTGCTCGTCCGAGGCGGCCTGGGCGTTCTGCATCGCCTTGCCCGCGGCGAAGAGCTTGTTGGCCGTGCGCAGGCCCTTCTCCAGCTCGCCCGCCATCTCCAGCGCCTGCTCGGTGGTGATGACGCCCATCCGGCGGTGGTTGATGATCTCGGTCAGCGCCTTGCCGATCCCGTCGGTGACCGACGGGATGGGCTTGACCTGGAGCGGGCGCTTCTTCTTGCCCTTGCCGACCTGGACCGGAGCGGGCGTGTGGACCTCGGAGACGTCGTTGGTCTTGGAGATCAGCTCGCGCGCGTCCACGCAGCCGAAGAACGCTGCGTCGATGGCGCCCAGGACGTCGGAGTTCACACTCCCATGGTGGCTCATCTGTCATCCCTCGAAGATCGGGCCGCGGCGGGCGAAGTCCTCCGGGGTCTGCGGGACCCACGGCGGCAGGACGGGCTCGAGGTGGAAGACCCGGACCGACTTGAACTCGTCGTTGAGGGTGAGGTCGCGGTCGGAGATCTCCTCGCGCAGGTGGGCGCGCTGGTTGGAGTCCAGGTTGTGGATCTCGACCTTGGTCACCTGGTACTGGCCCTCCAGGATCCCGGGCTGCGGGCCGAAGTGGCCGTGGAAGACGAACAGGTCCGGCTCGACCGCGGTGGCGACGTAGTCCATGAGCATCGAGGCGGCGAAGTACTGCGACTCGTGCCCGCTCATGACGTCGGTGAGGACCTCCTCCACGGCGTTGGACCAGCCCTTGGTCTCGCCGTAGGGCTTGAGCATCTCGGAGTCGAGCTCGTCGAAGATGTAGACCCTCTTGGTCTCCGGGGTGGCCGTGGACCAGTCCAGCGGGATGGTGGCTCCGCCCGCCCGTGCCACCATCGCCACCCGCTCGATGTCGTCGTTGCTCAGGAACTCCAGCGCCGGATCGTTGAACGCGTTGCGCGGCCCGGTGCCGTAGGCCGAGCGGTGGCTGCGCTCGGAGAGCAGCGAGGAAGCGCTCTCCGCGACGTACTCGTGGAGCTGGTCGAACTCGCCGTTGGCCATCTTGGAGTGCTGGTCGTTCTTGAAGGCGTTCCAGTTGGCCATCTCGCCGATCCAGGACAGCCCGCTCTGCCCCTCGTCGTCCACCTGGCCCTGGAGCGCGGGCGGGGCCCAGCCACCGTCCGGGGTGGCCGCGCCCAGCGCGGTGGCGTCGATGTCGACCACCGAGCCCACCTGGAGGTTGATCAGCGGGTGCTGCTCGGGGATGTCCCAGTTCATCGCGCCGAGCCGGTCACGGCCCTGCTGGGTGGCCAGATGGTTGACCACGGCCTGGAAGTACTCCCCGCCGTTGAGCACCACGGTGTCCTCGAACTCCGCGGTCGGGGACTCGAAGGCGACGTCCTTCTCCTCCTCGACCTTGGTGGGACGGCCCTTCTCGTCGGGCAGCCAGTAGATCTCGGTGATCCGGCGCGTCTTGCTCTTGGCCCGGACCATCGCGCCGAACGGGGTGTCCTTGGTCATCGTCCGGCTCATCGGCGTGCGCGTCATGGTGGTCTCGCGCTGCATGGCAGGCGTGCGGGTCATCATGGTCTCGCGGGCCATGGTGGACTGCCGGGTCATCCCACTGCGGCGCATCGTCGTGCTCTCCCGCTGCATGGGGGCGTCGTAGCGCTCGGCTGCCTCGCGCAGCATCTCCGCGATCTGCGCAGCCTCGGCGGCCTGCGCCGGGTCGGCAGTACGTACCCGCTGCTCGGTGCGGGAGAACTGGCCCTCGCGGTCGCGCTTGACCTTCGTCTCGTCCCAGGCCTTGCTCAGCACGGCGTAGGTGAGCTCGACCCGGCACCGGCAGTTGGGGTGCACGCCCGGGCAGACCAGCCGGTACTCGCCGGTCTCGAACATCGCGTCCAGCGGCACGACGACGTTGTGCAGCGGCCCGCAGACCGGGCAGACCAGCTCGTCGTCCGCGGTCACCCAGCGCTTCTGCGCGTCGGGCGGGATGAGCCCGGTGGCGGCCTGGTACTGCCAGGTCAGCGCCCGGCCGAGCTGGGAGACGTGGTAGGACTCGTTGCCCGCGATGGACTTGGCCCGCATGTTGAGCAGCTTGGCCAGCAGCATGGTCGAGGCGTCGGGTAGGTCC